GGCGCATAAAAGAATATGGCTACAGCAAGAGGGCGAGACTACTTGGTGTCAGGATAAAATTAACGATGATGATATTGAGTACGTTTTAGCCACTCCCCCACAATCCCCAGAGGCGAAGATAGCGGAAGGGTTGGAAGCGTTGGTTAAAGATGGAGACATTGGTTATCTCATTTCTCTTGATGTCAGAAATAAGTTGATGGAATCGAGAATAGAACATGAGCCTTATGAAATATCACTATTTATTGATGCCCTTTTAGCTGTCTGTGAAACCGATAAGGAGGAAGAGGGATGAAATTAAAAGTAAGTTTAATGCGAAGATTCACGGCTCTTGGTGGCGATAAGAAGGGGCAGAAAGTTGGTCATATTGATGGCAAGTTTGAATATTCTGAAGATGAAATATTGGCATTAATCCTTGCAGACATAGACCCAACCAAACGCCACGATGATGATGAGTTTGAGTTGTGGCTCGATGCGGTCATACATGATTAACCCTAACCCCATAGAATCGGAGTGAGAGATGAATTTATTAAGAATACGAATTAAAGATGTACCACATGAAATACGAGACTTGTACGAAAAGCAAATAAAAGAGCGTGATGTTATGGATGCAGGGTTTGACTTGTTCATCCCAGATACACATGTTCTATTAGGCTCAAGAACTTCAATTAAACTAGACCATAAAGTACAAATTGAATATTATAAAACTACACATCATGATGGAATACCAGTCAGCAAGCCATCACACATAATGATGATACCACGCTCAAGCATGAGTAAAACGTCTATTCGCCTTGCTAACTCTGTTGGCCTTATAGATGCAGGATATAGAGGCAATCTCATGGCCTTTGTTGATAACTTAGGCAAGCAGAGAGATGTTGATGCAGGCACAGCTTTATTCCAACTAATAGTAGGAGAGAATTGTGAAATTCAAATCGTTGACACACTATCAGAATCAAAACGTGGAACTGGTGGCTTTGGTTCTACAGGGAATATTTAAAGTTCTTGTAATTACGCTTTTGTGTCTTATATTGACAGCATATCGAGAAAGCAATCAGTTACGAAAAGATATACTGAACCAGCAAAAGATATTTAATTCACGCATAAACACACTCCAGAATACAAAATCTAGAATACATTATAAGAGTAATCTTAGACTAGCTATTAAAATAGCTAAAACTATGAGAGGAAATGTTGGTGGCTAGAACATTCTTTTTAGGTACATGTCCTCGGTGCGGGTTTACTAATGGGAAGCAACAAGACGACCCTACTAATGAACTGAACTCGCTCTGGGGACAACGTGGCGAATCTGCAAAGAAGTCGCTGAAGAAAGCCTCTGAGCTTATAGGGGCTAACATACCATCAGACAATACAGTAAAAGCTAAACTAGCATTCATGCACAAAATATCAGACATTAAAGACCCTGAGTTAATTCGTGGATTACAGCAATATATTAATTCAACTCATTGGCAAACAGGCAAGGGTTGGCACTACTTAGCGGCTATTATTCGCAACGTAGGTCAGAACTCTGAAAGGTTTAAATATAACGAAAAGAAACGGATAGGCACTAGTCCTCCAGTAAGGAAACTTGATGGGAATGATGGAACGTAAATATCAAGTAATAAACAACACATCATATCATATAGAAACACCAAGAGATTTATGTCTAATACTTGAAATACTGAGAAATGACAAAACGAGAATAAAGCTAAATTATGGTGATGTAAAAACAGGAAAGTCATGGGAAGATAAATATGACATTACTGGAACAATAGGTCGTTCAACAGGAACATCTAAGATACCGCTATTGATTCATAATATTCGGTCATTAGGCGGTGGTGCAATACTAGACCATTGCATTATTGAAATAACTGAATCAAGAAAGCCGTATAGAAAATTCTATACCTGCAAAGCTTTACAACAAAAAAGGAAGTTAAACAATGATTGATATTGCAAACTATGAAGATGTAATTTTTCCAGTAACAGAAGTACCAATACCTTTGCCACAAATGCCAAATAATTCATATATATTGGATTCTGGCTATGGCGATGATTCACAATTTAAAATGATAGTCAGGGAAGATACAGGAGAACCTATTTCCGTCATGTCTAAGGACTATCGCCTTGTAAGCAATCAGGACTTATTGATGGCTGCTTTACCTCACCTTAATAAGTTCGGTGCTGTAATGGCAAATGATGACCTTGAAATGCGGTCAAACCATGTGTTCGGCAATGCTCGCTCACAGTTTTCGTTTGACTTTCCCCTGAGTGAGATAGCAATAGCAAAGGGTGATGACCTTCATCCACGCTTAACCCTCATCAATAGCTACGATGGTACAAAACGTGTAGGCTTTAAATACGGAGCCTTTCGCCTTGTATGTAGCAACGGAATGATGATAGGTGATGCTAAGACTGAAACGTATATGCACATTGGAGCAAGGACTGAGCTTGATGACATTGGCAACATCATTGAACGTGCTGTTGGTAATATGCAAGAGATGCTTGGCGAGAAGTTCGGCCCACTGCTTGAGCAGAACCTTGAGATGCACAAAATCTCTAAACTCATTGAGATGTTTCCTAAAGTTCATCGTGGCCCAATGTATGCTCAAATACAGTCTCAGAATGCATGGGATGTTTACAACGCAGTTACATTCATGACTACACATATGATGGACAGCAACAAAGAGTCCACACACAAACTAGAGAGTGATGCATACAGATTCATTAAAAGGAATGCTGCATAATGGTCATAGATTACAAAAAGCTCTTTAAAGATGTTGTTTCTAAAGATGAGTATAAGCCAGCATTAATGCACCCTGCATATGATTGTAAGAATGATGTATTGGTTGCAACAAATGGTCACTTACTTGTAAAAGTCGCAAAAGTATCTAATGATTTGAAAATTATAACTGATAGAGAAGATATTGCTATTATACCAATGAGAATATTTGAAATGTTACTTGAACTAAATAAACCATATAAAAAACTACCAAAAAGAGTACACCATCTTCATATCGGTGGAGAAAAGGCAAATATCTGGCTAGATGAGGAACTTGTCTATGGTGAAAAGCTTATTGATGAACAATATCCACAATATAGTTCAGTTATTCCTGAGCCATATACAGGTACACCAGAAGTGTCTAGTGTGGGAATTAACCTTAAATACATGAAGGCGCTTGCAATGGCATTAAGCCAGGGCATTAGTCCATTGCATGTTGAGTTTAATTTTGCAAGAGAGATTGCACCAGTATTAATGTTTTGCGAAAGCTTTAATGTTAATTTCAATGTTGAACTTACAGTGTTGCTAATGCCAGTAAGGTTACATGACTGAACTAAAGCAGAAACAAGTCTTTGCCTATTTTGGGGGCAAACAAGGTGTTGCCTCTAAAATAGTTGCAATGATTCCACCCCATACTCATTACATCGAGATGTTTGCAGGAGGGCTTGCGGTTTTCTTCCGTAAGCCCAATGCAACGTGGAGTTGTGTAAATGACTTAAACAAAGACATAGCAAACCTATATCTCTGCCTATCCATGCCGAAGGTCTTTGCTGAAGTAGCATGGAGACTCAAATGGCTTGTACAGTCAAGAGAGCTTTATGATATTGCAGACCGAATGAGAAAAGTTGAAGAATTTAATATACCAAACATTGAACGTGCAACACTATATCTATTCTACATATCTAACTGCTTTAACCAGCGTATAGGAACTGGCTTTAGTGACAAGTCCTCTAACTGGAATAGCGGTATAGCTGAACGCTTAATGGAATCACGTAAGAAACTTAACAACACTATAGTTGAAAACTTAGACTATGTAAAGCTTGTTGATAAACACAAAGACAAAGAAAACTCATTTTGGTATGTAGACCCACCCTATTGGATAACAGGTAAAGTACCATATTACAAATTCAACTTTGGCAAAGAAGACCATGAAAAATTAAAAGAACAAATGGATGTACTTGACAAAGCTAATGCAAAGTTCCTAATAAGCTATGATGATATTCCAGAGATACGAGAACTATACAAAGACTACAATGTTAAACCCTTCATGGTGAGGTACGGTTCAAATAGCGTACTGAAGCAGGAACTCGCAATAAGCAACTACGCTTTTGCTGAACAAGAAACCTTGGAGTTGTAATGAAATATATCAATATTGAAATCGGTACAAACCTCACAATAGTTATACTGTTTGTCATCTTCTTAATTGCAGTAATTGTCTACCCATCATGATACCACATAGTGAAGAATCAGAAAAAGCGGTAATTGGAGCTGTCCTTGTTGACCCTGTTGTATTTGAAGAGGTTGAGGGATGGCTTAGAAAGCCAGGCATATTTTACAAGAACAACAACAAGATTATATGGAACAGAATACGCACTATGGCCAAGGAGAACAAGCCCCTTGACCAAATTACTATATATGAAGAACTCAGAGAAAACAATGAAATTGAAAAAGCAGGTGGCGGTCTTTATTTAAGCAGTCTTGCTGAAATGACACCATCAACTGCCAATGCACAATACTATGCTAAAGTCGTATATCAGAAATATGTTCAGAGGCAAGTTCTTCAGACCAGTGCTGAACTACAGAAAATGTCAGAGGAAGGCTCTTTCTCCGATACCTCAGAATTACTAAACAAGCATGCACGATATATTAATGAATTACAGGATTTGCAACCAACACGAAAAGTTGAAATTGGTGACGTACTAGATACATCCTTTGAGTCTATTATTACAAGTGATGACATTATTAAGTTCGGAATACCTGAACTCGATGACTTCGCTGGAGGTATGACGAGAGGTGAAATAACAGCATTAGGTGGCAGACCTTCACATGGCAAAACCACTCTTATGATTAACATTGTTGACAGTCTGCTTGCACAGGGCTTGACAGTTATGGTATTCAATAGAGAGATGCGTAATGCCGCAATGATAGAGAAGCTTGTTGCCTTGCGTGGTGACTTTAAATATAGTGAATTAAGACGGAAGAACTTTACTGAATCAGACGTTGAGAGGTTGAGTAAAATAAAAGAGCAATTCAAAATTAAATACAAAAACCTTATCATGTATGATGACGTAAGAGACTTAGATGAGTCTATTAGAGAAATTAAGAGATATAAGCCAGATGTTGTTATTGATGATTACATTCAATTAACCAAAGTTGACATTAATAAGAAAGACCGCAGATTTGAAGTAGAAGAAATCATGAATGAATACAAATGGGTTGCTAAGTCATTACACCTTGCAGTTATAGCTGTGAGTCAACTCTCAAGAGAGATTGAAAAGCGTATTGACCCTAAACCTAAGATGAGTGACTTCTCAGAATCTGGCTCAATTGAGCAGGTTGCAGAGACAGCATTGTTTGTATTCAGAGGTTATGTATTCAATAGCGATGACTATAGTGAATATGCTATGGAACTCATTGTAGGCAAGTCACGTTACGGAAGGGTTGGCACTTATGAAGTAGGCTTTAACGGCAATAGGTGTAAGTTCTATCGTGATGAAGAGTCTGCAAGGAAGGCAGCATAATGACTGTATCGTATACGTTAGCAATTAAAGATAAAGATGGAAAATATCATAGGCATGAAGTAAGTGCTGAAGTTTATTTATATGTTAAACAACTTGAAGCATATATTAAACATCCTAATGATTCTAAATTACCTGAATTTTATGCAGATAGATTTGGATGGATTCCTACGATTACAAGACCAGTAAATAATGGTATTAAAGCAACTCTTGTAGGTGGGCCATATGATACAGACAAATGTTATGTACTAGATGTTCACTTTTTAATTCCAGTCACTAAGCGAATGGAAGAATTACCACGAAAAATGCACTTTTACAAAAGCTTTGGAGAGCTAAGAGATGATTTCTCTGAGACATTTGAATATCAGGGAATAATTGATTGGCCATCGAGTAAATAATGCTTGTAAGTATAAGTATACTTAATTACATTAGAGGGTTAGCAGTCGCTTGTATACTTAAAAATAAGGTGTCAATATGACCTCAGACCCTGTTTCAGACCTGAAATCGAGAGAATATCGCAGAATAAAGTCCTGGAGGGATGATAACCCCGACAAGATAAGACAGTACAATAGAGAATACTATTTACGAAAAAAGAATGGCTTAGTTGAGACTAAACATACAGGCGATGATGCTTGCAGATGCGGAGGAAAACTCATCTTCTCCAGAAAGGTTGGTGATGACTACATAATGAAATGTAAAACATGCCTAAAGACTAAGGTTGTAAATGGCTAAATTCTACAGTATAGAAGAAACGAAAGAAGATAAGACTTCAAAAGTATTCACAGACATACCACCAATGCGTTTTGAAGAATGGAAACAAATACATCCTAATTATACAACTCATGTAGGGATAGACCCAGCCTCTGAACGTGGCGATGAGTCATGGGAATTAACTATACTGCAATGTTTAGATACAAGTGTACTATTCGTAAAGAAGGCTAGAAAATTATGAGAAACATATATATAGGCATTGACAACGGTGTGACAGGCTCGATAGGAGTCGTTAGCTCTGATGGTGATGCAATACAGATTAAAACGCCTGTGAAGAAAGAGCAGGATTACATAAAGAGTAAAACTCGAATCATTAAGCGAATAGACTTTATTGCCCTGTATGAATTTCTCAAACAATTTAAAGATGATGAGACTGTAAAGAATATTACTTGCAGACTTGAGCGACCAATGATAAACAATAGATTCTTTCATACAGCCATAAGTGCCGCAAGGTCTATGGAAGCTACAATAAATGTACTAGAACTATTACAGATTCCTTACGACTACATAGATTCAAAAGAGTGGCAACGATACATGTTCCCAAAGGGAACTAAGGACACAAAAGTTGCCAGCAATACAATAGGGAAGCGGTTCTTTCCTACTGCAAACATACACAGCCATGAGGACTTCGATGGAATACTTATTGCTGAGTACATGAAACGAAAGGATAACAATGGATAAAATTACAGTTGCCCTTGGACAATTTCACAAAAAATGTTACGACAGAATGGTATATAAAGAAGATGCAGGTGTAACTGGATGGGATAAGCCTGAAGAAGTTAGTGATGCAGAACTCAAGAAAATTCTAATTGAGAACATGCAGGCTGGAGACTTCGTTGACGTTTCTAATATCGCAATGATACTAAACTATAGGCAGAGAATATGAGCAATGACCAAACAGTAGGCAGGATTACACAACTAGCAGACAAGCCAGCATTAGAACAAATTGAACAAGAGATTAAAGACTACGGAAAAACAGACCCTAAAATATATGAAAATACTATACCACAACCACTAGCAGGATTTGTTAAAATTTCATTTTGTAGAGAATGTGGCTTTACTGGCCCAGAAGAAATCATTGGATGTGTCTGTGAGAATTGTGCAGACGACAAGCTAATACAAGCCGTACATAGAGGCGATGGGCAAGGTTTTTGAGTACGCAGTAGAGTATGCTTTAGAGTCTGGGAAAGACATTGAAAGCTTTGAAACCTCTGTTGCATTCAGTCGCCATATCGCACAAAGGTCAAGAGAACTTGAACGAATACCAATAAGAATTAGGAGGACAACACTTGAAGACTTTCATAAAAGACAAAGACGGGAACAAGGTAATCCTCCACAATGATGGAATACATTTGAAGCTAAAGGGTGACCCAAGGCTTCGCAAAATCTTCACGTTTAATAGCGGAAGAATAACGAGAATGGTACCGACTAGCAATATCATGTTGCAAAATCGGGTCAAGGGGGGCATGATAGGGTTTAACTACCATGCCCTTACTTTGATTGCCACATCGGAACTACTATCAAAAAAACCTATATTACTATTGATTGGCAAAAATAGATATGAAGTATCAGCAGATGATGTTATCGCAGAGAAGGAATTTCTCCACTTTAAGTCAGAAGGTGCTGAACTACAATGCTTCTATCCTATACTAAAGATGAATAAAATTAAATGACAAGATTCACGTTTATATCAGAAGTGCTATGGGAGAAAAACATATCATGGCTATTCAGTATAATATCTATACGCATAAAATCAGATGCTGGCATGCAAAGGATTACAACCCTTGAATTTGCTGGCCTTGTAATACAACTTACTTACAGATATAAGTCTGCTTTTGAAATCTCGATAAGAGGATACAAAGAGATTGGTGTGTCTCTTGTATTCCATCTTATTCATCACTAAAGATTTCATTATATAAGTCAGCACTATCTGTAATTTGGCGGAAGAGCAGTCCGATGAGTGCTGGAGTAGTAAACATTAGTATACTATTCTGAGCATTCTCGGACACTTCCCCATACTTTTCATCATCATCATCATATCCCATCATAAACATAGCTGTGAAAGCAGCCATCTTAATTGTCTGAGATAATATTGGAGACTCACCTGAGCGAACAAGAGTTGAGCCAAAGTTAAACACACTTACCTTCCTGATAATTGTAGATAGCAATGGAACTAGACTTATGAAAGTTGACAGTCCAGATGCTAGAAACCTCGTATACATTAAACGCAACATAATGACTGCATCGCCATCAATACTTGTATCTGCATTAAACGCTATTTCAGCCTCTTGCTTATTGAAATGCTTATTGTATAAATGCTTTAATATTTGCATTTGTGCATTGTGCAACCTCTGTATGCTGTGAGCAGAACTCCTACTACCAGCAAAGAATCCCTTCATAGTGTCAAATTCAAATTGTGTTTGCTGTGTCTGATAGCCCTTGTACTGGTTTAGCAGTCTAAATATACCAGAGAATGCCTCACCTAAATGAGCCTCAGTCATTCCAAACATCGTTGCGTATACAGCCCGCCTTCCTATCTCAATAGCCTGCGGTGAAGTATATACCTCATCCATAGTTTTAAGGTCTTCGGGCTTAACGCCTATCCTTGAAATGATACCCCTGTCAATAGCATCAAAGATGGCCGCTAGTGCAGTCATCTTCCTCATGTTTTTTTCACCGCCTGTGAACGTAAATAGTTCCTTGCCAGGCAAAGACTCAAACCACCAAGACAACTTCCATGTTACCATAGCTTTGAACCTATCCTCTGCTATATTGCCAACAAGGGCTTTAAGCCTGCCTGCAACTAACTCCCTAGAATCCCCTTTTTTGGAAGCGATGAGTTGGTGAAGCATCTTCCTCGCATAGCGAATATCCTGCTTTTTGTCGCCATGATATTTTTCCTGTATCCTTGCCAATAGTGCATCTACTGACTTTTTCTTCCTGTCACTAAATTTACCATTGACAAAATCACTTTGACTCAGCTTTGCAAGTCTAGCCCAGTCTATCATTGTAAGCGATGGAATGTTTGTGCCTGGGATGTTAGGCGTGTCAAATGGGTCTATAGTAGAATCAGATAACAGATAGTGTTCAAAGGCTGACAGCATATTTTCAACACCCATTTGCGCAACCCTATCATCCCAAACTTTACGCTCTTCAACAGTACCTGAATTAATAGATGACCATGCCTCACCTATCGGCTTCATCCCATAACGAATATAGTTGTTGAGAATCTGTGTATTATTGCCTAATGCACCCTTTGCGCCCAATACACGCATTGATACTGCGCCAGCCATAGTCAGAATTAACTTCCTTGCAGAATAGGCATCGTATGTAGAGCCACCAGTAAAGGCTTTAGGCAATTTATTTAATAGGTTTGCGACCCATATATAGTTGCCCTTGTCTTTGTTCTTACCTAACAACCCTCTAATGCTTGGGTCGCCAAGTGTCTGCCTAACCTTCATCTCTGCATAGTCAACTACATTGTGGTTCACACCAGCCTTAGTCATGTTAAATTTAGACTCTAATAATTTCAGGGTAAGCTCATTGTTGAATTGTTGGGTAAGAGCACCCTTCATATAGTCAGACACAACATTCGCACCCTTACGCCTTTTCAGCGGGTCAGTCCATGACACTCTTGACTTAAATGAATTAATTTGCTTATTGAGGATGGTTGAATTTACAGTCTTCCCGTCATCACTACCGCTTGACCTCTCCGAGTTATATGTTCTGAGTTTTTGTATATGTGCTCTACTCTCTTTGAGTTTTTTGAATTGCTTTATATGTGCGGCCTTCTCTTCGGCAGTAAACTCAGATGTGTCAAATCTTGCGTTAGTATCCATCTGATTCTGAATACTGAGGATTTCCTTATCCATCATTTCATCAAGAACTTCACCCCTGTAACTGCGTGGAAAATAATTCTCACGAATATAACTAAACCATGAGTTGCCAGTCTTTATACGGCCATGTCTATCACGATATACGCGATTCATGACATCGCCAGAATATAGCACATCGTTTATCCATTCATCTACATCAGTCGTAGTGCCGTTCTTCTTATCCTCTTCTGCTAACCATGCTTCTATACTATCTGCTACATTGTTAAGCTTTTGCTCTGTAATCTCATTCCTTCTTGCAGTTTCTTCTGCAAACGTTCTCAAGTCACTACGCTTGATTGCAAGTGCCTCATAGAACTCTTGTGTGAATATGCCCTTGTTTACATCTGGCATTAGAGTGAATTTCTTATATACTGGATATTGGTTTCCATCATGAGTCTTTATATATGAAACATAGTCTGAACGATAATAGCCGTCAGCTGGCATCTCTTTGATATGAGTATTCCCACTATCTACAAGACTATGCCATTTCCCATCTGCCTCATCCTGCTCACTTACAATGTATGCATCTCCATTGCCAACAGCATCCTTGTCCTCAATTATTACATACATGTAGTTCGTTGTGCCAATTCTAATATACTGCTTTTTACTATTCTTATCTTTATCATCTAACAGTTTACGAAACTCAGCATCATCCCTAAAGTCATCCTCAAGTCTATTGAATCTTCTGAACTTTAGCTTCTTCACTTGCCCATCAAGTATTTCCTGAGTGAATACGGCAGATACCATAAGGGCTAATTTTTCCTTATATATCTTGTCTGTGAGGTTTGTCTCACCTGCTGTATGCCACTTCTTGTCAGTCCACATATACTCCCTGCGACCGCCAACTATACGCATATCTATAATTCGTATATCTTTATTTGCCCTGTTTTGGTTATGCATTGGGCCAAGTCCAAGATTGCCGATATTCAAAGCGTTGTCAGCAATCATCCCATTCAATACTTTTGTAAGCTCTGCTTCTGAGGCATTGATATTAGCCATGTACTTAAAGAAGTGTTGGTTAATAATATCAGGTGTGTCCATAGCTAAACGCACAAGCTTCTGAGCTATACCTGACTTATCCCAGTTAAACATAACAACAGCAGGGCGACCTAAAGCTCTGTCTAATAGTGGAATATCACCCTTGCCTCCATTAGCGGCTAACGCCTTTGCAACCTTGCCATTCCTGTTCTTAATTGTCTTGTCTACTATCTTGACTAAAGCCATTGCCCTGCGTGGCCCATTAATAACTGTTTCAGGGTTAATGCTTTGGCCGCCTGTGAACCTTGTCAACTCCTCATTCCACCCAGTAACAAGGTCTTCGATGATAGTGGTGTCATATTCCCTGAATGAGCCGACTTCTGTAATGTCAGTCACAAGCATATTGTTCAATACTCTTGCAAACTTCAGTCTCGCTGCTTCATTGCCAGTAGCGGCCTTCACATCAGCTTCAGTAACATTGCCTACCATCCTATTGACATGAGCCTTTGCCATCATTATATATGAATTTCTTGCAATATTCTCTAAAGACTTGTCGCGGTTGCTGTTTTTACTACACGTTGTTGCCATGATTACACCTTACACTTATTATAATATTCATCAACCCTCTTAGACAAAGCCTCTCTTATGGCTTCCCTACCCTCAACTGTTGCAATAGCCTGTTGTATAGACTTAAACCTCCAGCCCCTTAATTGGGTATATGCATCATATATCTTCTGTGACTTCATTGTATCTGCTGGCTCTATCAATTCATAGCCATGCTCTTCAACCATTGTCTCTATAGTTTGAGTAACATCACCATCAAACTTAACTAAGTTATTAAGAGCTTGCTGTCGTATCATTCCATACATTTGATATATCTTATTATGTTGGAACCTTACTGGGAATAGCTTTTGGAAGTCAACTTTATTCGTAGCCTTCCCTTCCTTATTCCTTGTATCTAATGAAGTTAGCGAGTGTAGCGTAGCAATCATTTTCTGTGTATCTGTTAATGCATTCCACACAACACCAGCATCCTCAAACAACTTAGCAAAGCGGTCATTCTTGTCTATTTTCACCTTATCTGGGTCGCCAGTCTCATCAATAACTTTCATGTACTGAGAGTTAAAACCATCTGCCCAGAGAACTGCTTCGGCTAGTTCTGCATCTGTAATTCTATCACCTTCTGTAAGTGTATTATATACATCAACAAGTGCCTGCCCTGCAATGACATGAGCCGCTGTATTCATTCTTGGAGTCCAATGCAATGGGTCATATTTAAGATTGCCATTGTCTAGCTTAGATGCTTCCTCTCCGAACTTAGCAATCATTGATTCAATAGGGCTGAGTGATGGGTTGCCCATTTCAATGCTAGTCTTTTTATAATACCCACTATTTATCTTAGCAGTATAGTCTCCATCAAGCCTGTTTATAGTTTTAAGGAACTGTTCCATTTGGTCATCAAGTTGCTGTTGAAAATGCTCAGGTTCTGCATTGTATAAGTCATTCAGACTCTCAGCCATAGATACAAGGTCATTAAAGTTAAGCTGGTTGCCGCCAAGCTTACCCTGTCTACGACCTATTTGGTTTAGGAACTTCATAGCGAACCCGCTAATTGCCTTCCTGTCCTTGTCGCCAGTCTCACTATCGTCTACTGGAAACTCTTCCGCAAACATAAGGTCTTCGATATAATTTGCAGGTAGTTTGGATAGTAAGCCAAATTTAGCATCATCTGTAGCGGCCTGTGTCAGTATTGAATATACATGCTCTACTGTAGTTTTTAAATATACAGGGTTGTCAAGTTTGCGCAATTCTTCAACTGTAGTAAACTCAACTTCGTTACCATCAACAAGGTCATCAACTATAATATCACCCTGAGCTATAATATACTTCTGTATGTCCTCATTACTAAGGTACTCAACGTCAAGTGGGATTGGGAATACTTCATTAGGTGCAAACGTTCCTTCTATTGGCTCACCATCTTCATCATATTCTCTTTCGTGAGGTTCTTTCATTGTGTACGTTCTGCCATTGACAGTAATTTTCACCTGTTTGTATGATAGAGACTTGTGCAATGATGCCTGAGTCACAACTATACCAACTGCATTTTCCGCTACATCTTGATTCTGAATAACTTGCTTCATGTCGCTGTTTATCAAAAGGTTATTCGAGCCAATCTTATCTAGCTTCCTGCTGAATAGCTCAAGCCGTAATAGCTTGTCTCTCCATTTCTTATCTACGCTCTTGCCCTCAAAAGCATCACGATAAGCCTGGAGATAACCACTCTCAACATCCTCAGTCCTGAAGAAGTCATAGTAGCCCTTGTCACCATCCCAGTCACCCTCAAAGATTTCAGTAATGTCAGCCCATGTGTGAAATACATTTGAGCCTGCACCGAATCTGAATGGAGCAAGCTTAAAGGGTCTTGCAGTAGTCCATCTATTAACTGGCTGTCTTGAGGCTAATACATAAACCTCTCCACCATCTGTAATCCACTTGTTAATTATTTCAACTCTAGCCTTTAATGGTTGAGCATTAAATTCTCTGAGTGTAATATCTTTGTCTAGCAGATAGTGCTTAACTGCCTGGTTCAATGCAGACTTGTTATCAACACCAAAGGCAACTTCCCCATCCTTAACTTCATCGGAGAATATGTCTGGCTGATAGTATGCTTGAGTCTGCGAACCATCATTCCTTCGCCCCTTAAAGATATTGTTCTTGATATACTTGTTTGCAAGGTAATCAAGCATTAACGGCATGTTTGTAGGATGAGACAGCATTGAGCCTGTAGGGTCTTTAATTAATACCTGTTGTAATTCTGTAGGTATCTCTCCATCCTCAAGTGTCCTGTTGATTTCAGCCTTCATAACAGCAGGATTTGACAACAATTCAAACAACACGCCTGAATGCTTAACAACATTAAGATTGTTATTCTCTATAATTGCATCTACAAGCGCATCTATATGTTCATCCTGAAACCTTGTGGACATCATCTCTGCGGCCGCATATGGAAAAGCTGAAGTAGTTGTTGACTTGTTTCCGTTTGTAGTCAGTAGCTTAACATCATTTTCATCTAGCTCATGTATTTCATACATAGCATCGAATCTACCATTGGTATTCTTTGCCTCATTCGGAGATGCAATCCTGTCGAACCGCTTGCCTCCTGCCATGAAATAAGTGCCGTCTTTAGCCTTGCCTGTAGTAGCAATAACAGTACCATCTGGGCGTTTAAATACCAAACCTTCAGGCAGTACAAACTCAGCATGCTTCATACCTAAGTAGTCAGTAATGCCAGGCTTACTCAGCTCATGCTTGCCATTGTCATCCCTGTGGTTAATAACAGTTTTAGCATATGCTAAATTATGACCATCGCCAGTACGCTTATACCCAAATACTTCAGCATAGGCATTCATTAAGCCGCCTGATGTAAGGGTGGCACCATCAATCTTACTGTACTCAACCTCCCTGCCGTTTGGCATCACAATAATAGTATCTTCAGGAACTATCATAATTGTATTTGTAACAGCAGTATTCTCTATATACTTATTGAGTCCAACAGGTGTCTTGCCCTCAGTCATATCAATACGCAAGCGGTTGAAAAAGTCTTCAATACCCTTCCACTTGCCAGGCATTAGATACTGTCTATGTCGAGTCTCTTTAGCCCACTCATGCACACCTATAACCTGCATTAAGGCATAAGGATTCTTCTTCAATAGCGGTAAATTAGCTTCATAGATTTGGTCTGCCATTACAACTGGAATAGTCCCATCCTCAACTTCAGCATCTATGTATGCTCGATATGTTTCCTTCTGTGTTTCTATAAACTCAAGATAGTTAGCTCTCGTTACATTCTTATCAAAGGGAACTTCAACTGAGGCAAATGTAAGTTGACTACCATCACCACCCTTAGTTGCCGCAATAGTATATAGCTTGTCGAAAGCACCGCTCTGAAAGCTCTTTGCGAATTGCTTGTTAAGTTCATCTACAAGGGATACTGTTATGCCATCTGCATTCTTCTTGAAGAAGTTATATTTGCTCTCATCTTCGCCAACCTTTTCATCAAAGATGTGCTCCAGTAGGTCATTCTTAGATATTGAATGGGTCTCAATTTTAAGCTTACTGTTCAGCTTCCTGCGCCTCTCTAGGAAGTTCTCGCTGACCATTAGGGCTAATAGCTTATCTGCCGCTTTATCCCATAGTCTACCCTTAACTTCAGGATGCTCTTGCTTGCGCTGAATAGTTTGAAATTCACCAGCTTTGTCAAATATCACTTCCCACATTGTGCGTAGGATGCCTTGATTGTTTTCTGTAGTATAATACTCTGTAGCTGAAATTTTACCTGCAAACATCTGTTTCAATGAGTTCTCGAACTTGTCACTAAATTTATTCCAGTTTTCAATCTTAGATTTTGGTATTCTATCCTTAAAGCCTTCATATCTAATTTCTGTACCATCTTCATTGGACCCAAGACTCCTACCTTTCTCTCCGAACTTGCGAAAGTTATTAATAAATGTAGTGACATTCGGGCTTTCCCTGATAACGTCAACAAGCATTGCATACTCTTCGCCAGTGAAGTTTACGCCTATCTCACTAAGGAATACAACAGCATCATTACCGCCTGTACCTACTGCAATATTATTAACGTCTGAGTTTTCTTCTGTGTTCTTAGAGTAGGCAACACCATCATAATATGATTCTACCGTTTTAAGGTCTGCATTGTAGAACATCTCTCCAAGTAAGTCGCCTGTAGCATCTACATTGCCTAGAAAGCCCTTAACTGCCTGTACAAACTTCTTTAGCCAGTTACGCATCAGGTTCTTTTCGTATGTACCCTCACGCATCTTGTTTGTATAGTATTCGCCTATCTTCTGTACAAGTGCTTCTTCTGCCTGCTTCTGTGTCATACCAGGCTTTCTGTAGCGTTTGAGACCAAGCTTGACAGCGTATGTATCACGCATCATTGAAACCCAGATATGTGCGAACTCATGAGGAATGGTGTCAATAGTACCTTGCTCACTAATAGTAATCATATCACGAACTGCCATGCCGAATGCCTCAATGCCATTGGCTTGAATTAGCTCTTCAATTATCTCTACCTTAACATTCGGGAACTGCTCATGTAAACGCTTGAGCATCTTAGCTGATAGTGACTGGTCATCCTTTACAAGCGTTTCATTTTCAGTTATGGATTCTTTGAAAACATGGTCATCATTGCTTGTCTTGTTGTTACCATCAGGCGTATCGAAAAAGTCATCAACATCTTCTTTAGTTGGAGTTGTATCTTCTTTAATATCCTCTGCAAGTAATTGTTCAAGCCCCTTATCTTCTCTATATTCTTGTATAAACTGTTCGTCAACAACTCTATCTTGGTGCCTTTCAGCTAAAGCTTTCCTAACCCTAATAGCAACAGTTGGGTCTGATTGTGCCGCCATCAATACTGCATTTTGCAAGCTTGTAGATACTCTTGCATTCATGTTTTTCCCAGTAACACGATACCTTCCATCATCAAGCCTTATAAGCGTTACGTCTGATTTTGATATACGGTCATTGTCAACTTTTGCCTGCTCAATAAATTCATTAAGAAATTCTACTGCTTCATCATCAGTATATCTATTAGTTTTCTTATTGAAATAATTACCGTGGCGAGTAAAGTCCTCTATCTCTTTTTCAATTGGAGTAAGTGATTCACGTCTAGCTCTTTCAGCAGCCAGTTTCTCGCGTGCAGTAAGCTTAGTCTCCTGAGTTGGCTTAGTTGCTTTAGTACCAAGAGCTTTTGCTAGTGTTACATCGCTTAGTCTTGTCCCTCTTGTCTTTGTACGATTGCCCTTTTCGTCAACCCTGTATTCATCAACGAACAGCATGTCTGACACTCTATTTGGAGTGCTTGTTACAACATAGACATTACCATCAACGCCAGTAAACTCATCTCCCTGAACAAAGTCCTGAATAACACTTTTACCTTCCCTGCCTGTAGTCTCTTGAGTAGTCTTTGTAGCTTGAGTAGGTGCGGTAGCTTTCGTTGCTTCTCGCTTAGTATTGATAGCCTCAACAATACTGTCCATGTTACCAGTATATTTAACGCCTTCATCTTTGGCAAGTTTTACGAGTTCATCTCTATTCTTGAACTGCTCTTTAGTAACAGGTTCAGTGGCTTGAGTTGGTGCTGTAGCTTCAGCCTTATCAAACATAGTTGGAAGACCACGAACATATTCAGCTTCTATGATTTGCGAAAAGTCATCACTCTCAATTAACTGCTCATCAGTAACCCCATACGGGCTTTCTTCATCTAACAGTTTATCATAGTTATCAATAAGTGCGTTTGCCTCTGAGCTAGTAAAACCTGCTTTTGTAAGTGTCTCATGGACATATTCTTCCTTAATATTATCCATAAGATAAGTAATGGCATTTTCTTCAGCATATTCCTCTTCAGCATCTTGGTTATCTTTTTTATTCTCCTTTGATACCAACTCTCTTACTCTATTAAGCTTTGACCTGAGTACATTCTTAGCACCCTCAACAGTACCATCTGATTCTGCGATAGGCGTTTCCTGCTGTTGCTGTTCAGCCTCCCTCGCTGCTTTAGCTGCTTTGAGTTGCGCGAGCTTTGAACCACTACCTGCAACTGGAGTAGCATTATCATCTGCCTCTTGGTTACCATCTGCCGTAGCATTATCTGTAGCCTGAGAGTCGTTAGCAACCTGAGAATTTGTAGTAGGCTGACTTCCTGTAGCTGGCCTTCTGCCAGTAAGTTTTTGATTCTTTCCCTTATTCTGCCCTGGAACATAAGGTGCTTTATCTGCCTTATTAAATGTTGTTGAGAATTGCTCTGCTGGAGTTTTTGGAGTAGTAGTATTGTGAGCGTTCATTAGGAACGTATTGCTTGCGGCTACCAACGATTCCTGAGTTTTTACATCAACATAGTCTGCAAGCTGTGCTTTCGTAAGGGCAGTTGTATTCCCATCCTCAGTCCTTGCAAAATATCCAACATCGTTACCTACCCTGCCAACACCAATATCTATACTTGTCCCCTCTTCATTAACAACAGTTACAGATACTTCGCTTTCGCCAAGGTTTGTAGATACAGTTTTAATATTCTCGTTATTCTTCGCAACACGATTCTGCTCACTAACATCAACAGTATTTGTTTCTGTGCTGACTTCAGGGGCAACTACAACTGGAGCTTCTTGAGCCTTCTTAGCCTTCGCTGTCTCTTCATTAATACGAGCTATTAATTCTGGCTTGTAGCCACTATCATCAATACCCATTGCCTGTGCATGCTCTTGAAGTTCAGCCTTATTCATCTTGCCTATAGGCTTGCTAGGCTCGACTATCTTTACTGTAGGCTCTTCTTTAGGTGTAGGTGTAGGTGTCTCAGCCTGAGTTTCAGGAGGTGTTGTAGTCGTAGCCTCTGCTGTCTCATCCTCTATCTCCTGCGCCTCACGCTTATGACGAGCTAAAGCCTCAGCCTTCGTTTCACCACGCTCACTTTGCTGACCACGCTTAACTGGAGTCATCTCACCTTCGGCAGTCATCTCACCATCTGCTGACATGCCATCAGAAGTCATACCGCTATCTGGGGTCATGCCTTCAGTAAATGCATCACCGCCAGTATTGCTAGTACCCTTCAACAGTTCTTCTTGTTGCTCTGGAGTTAAGTCCTCACCTAGTTGTTCATATGCATTCTTTAAAATCTTTTCAGGGTCTAGCTCTTTTTTGCCGCCAGACCTATCGGGAGTATTCCTAAGAAGTGAAGTTGGCCCAGTAATAGCGGCACCAGTTAATAAACCGCCAAAGAATGACTCCCTTGCCTCTGGAGACCAAGCCTCACGCTTCCATGCCTCTGAGAAATTCCTGAATGCCTCTTCAGGGGAGTCTCCCCATCCCTCTTTATAGGGAACCTGAACTGCAACCTGCGCCATATACTGCAACCACTCAGTAGTACCTTCCTCTGCGGCTTGCTTTAAGCCGTCTTGAGTAAGATGGCCAGCCTTTCGTATCACAGCAGATGTACTTTTTGCAAATAGCTTTGCACCCTCCCTTTTTGTCTCGTTGAGGATGCCTGCCTTTTTGAGCATTCCTGCCATTGGCATATACTCAAAACCCCCAGAAACAAGACCATATATCATTGCAGACGGCCCAGCCGCTTTTGCTGCTTCTTCAACAGACTGACCCTCTTCATCTACAAGATATGACATTGCCTCATTGTACTGACTTGAGCCTTCAAGCATTGTCATCCCAGCCATAGATGTTCTCTGCGCAATAGTATCTAGTGTCAGGTCGCGTGTAGCTTTCTTAGCCGCTTCTTCAAAGCCTTCTTTAGTCATCTCTTCGCCAGACTTAGCAATCCTAAGTAATGCAAGCTTCCTGCCTTTTTCAGAGACAACCTTAGCCATTGTTTTTCCAGAGGCTTTCGTCAGTAGTGAACCGATACCTTTTGACGTTACAGCTATAGCTGCCATTTCTACGATAGATGGAAGTGATGATGCTAGAGTTCGCGAAAGCATATCTAGTTGCCAGAAGTTATCGAAACCTATAGGTTGGTCTGCCTGCCACTCAATGAGAGCTTGTAATTCAATATCGTTTGCAATCTGCTTGCGAGTTTCTTCCTCGCCTTTAAGTTGCAATTCTCTAGCATAGTTTGAGATTACATTGTTGGGGTCTAGGCCGAGAGCACCAGCTACATAGCCAGCTATACCTACGTTACCTGAGATGAATGAGTCCATGTGTTGACCCATGTTGAACATGAATTGGTCTATGAAGTTAGGGGCTGCTTCACTACCTGATTGCTCGTAGGCTGTTTTGCCTGCGGAGTATGACTGTTGATTCTTTTCATTTTCAAAGTAAGACTTCATTACTCTGTCTACGTCATCTGGCGTGAAACTTACATTATCTTCTTTGTAGCCGGAGATAATCCTATCGCGGACGTATTGTTCTGATGGCATATTCTACCTCTTTTGTTACATTGTTATTCCACTCCGAGCTAACCTCTCTAGGTCAGCATCAGATAATTCTTTTGTCTTGCCCTGCATTAAGGCTTCATCTATTCGGTCAACGCCAGTAAACTTTCCTGCATTGACTTCACGCCAATTCATAAGGTCTGTTTCCTTGACCCTCCTTGTGAACTCAATAAATTGCTTGACTTCAGCCATAGAGGTAATTTTGACTTCATGCATCTGGGCTTTAAACTTTTCATCTTTCCATAATTTCTCTGCCGCAACATCATCCGTTGAGGATGAAATGGTCTCCATTAGCAAATTGAATACTGGGTCGCCCTTACTCTTTGCAAGTTTATTATACTTAGTTTCAAGTGCCTTAGCATCTTCTCTTGTAATGGAACTATTTTTGTCAGCAACAAGGTTGTCAGTTTTTGTGGCTTCACGCTTTGATATTTCTTCTTTGCTAAGAGACTTTAATTCCTTAGTCTTTGCCATGCGCTCTTCTACAGTCTCATGCTTACCAAACTCGTCTATAAGATTTTCTTGACCTTCAAGATATTTGTTTTTGTCTGGCTTTTGAATGCCAGCATTAGCTGAACGTGTCTCTCTGTCCTGCTTACGCTTCAGGGTCTGTATTTGATTCTTCCAATGTTTCTCAATACGCTCTTCGCTATTCTTCTTCTGAATAGCACTCATATCAGGCTTTGGCCCAAATTCAGCAATAGCCTTATCCATGCTAATTTTAAATTCAGCCTGCCCAGCTGGCTCTAGTTCTGCAAGTTTTGCCTTCTGAGATTTAGATTCTTTTGGAGTCCATGAGAAGTTTTTAATTGCATCAAAAAGACTATCTCTCAATACCTTTGCTTCTGCCTCAGATGCAGTCTTGCCTGACATTATACCGCTTGCAATACTGCTTGCGCTACCAGGTTCAGATTCTTTTTCTCTTGCTACTATTGAATTAAAGGTAGCATCTGCTTTTTCTGCATCGCCATACTTTTCCTGCAAGGCTTTATACTCTTCATTCTCATCCAGCTTGGCTTTCACATCATCTGTTGATGCATTATAAGCCTCTAAAATCCTATTGTATTCAGCACGACCCTTTGCAAAGTCGGCAGATGATTCATCAGGTAATGCATTTGTTGCAGTATCTTTATCGCTATCGCCAGTGCCGTCACTATCTTTTCTTCTCTGTGCATCAATAGCATCATTAGTAGCCTTGCGTTCCTGTGCTTGCGCACTTGACTTTCCATTCATTGGATTCCAATAGTCCTCGATAACCTCAGTAAGTTTCTCAACTTCCCTTGGCTGAAGTCTGCTGTTATAGAATTTATCTCTGTACTTATTGACTGCCGCACCAGGATTCTCAGCATTTAACATTTCAAGTGCCTGTTCTTTTGTGAAGTCTGGCTGATTCCCAAGCTCAGTATTACGCATAACACCAAGAACCATATTTACAGTATTCGACTTGAAGTTGCCAACACTACCCTTCGCTGAACCAGTCTCGATAGTGTCTCTGGCAATCTTATTCCATGTAATAGCACTTGAGTCTTTATCATCATCAGGAGGAAGTCTAAAACCACCTCTCCTGTTGTAGCCATGAGATTGAACAAGTGCACCTGAAAGGATGCCATTATTTGCGTCTTCAGCTTTCTGCAACTCTGTAATATTCTCAAGCTGTAGTTTTGCCGTCTCTGCATCAGCTTTATTAATAGCAGCTTCATCCTTTGCAATCCCAGCTTTCAAACCCTTAATTCCGAGAGCCGCTATTTCATCAGCATTCTCAAGTTTAAGTCTTGTAGCTTGAGCATCAGCGGCCGCTTCAGCATATCCTGGAGCATTCTTAGTAAAGTTATCTTTAATGTATTGAAGTTCGCGCTCATCAAAATCAGATACTTCAGCAAAAGCTTTAAATTCTTCGTCAGACATTGCAAAGTTCTTGTCTGTATCTGCCCCTGCAAACATTGCTTCTGTACCTCTATCAATAGCCGCAAACCTAGCTTCATTTGCATACAAGGCATCATTGGCTTGTGCTAAATCATCAATAAAGGCAATTAACTCATTCTTGCTTGCCTCATCATTTTTATAGCCCTGTTTTACAAGTTCAATATAACCCTTTGTATATTTATCGCCAGAGCCAGCATCTTCAATGGCGATACCCTTTAATTCCTGTGCTTCAAGTCTTTGCTTGTATGTATTGATTGACTCATCAATTTCTTTGAGTACAAGTTTATGTGCAAACTGGTTTTCTTCATACTCACGGGCAGAATCAATTCTTGCTGTTTCATACTCCCTATTTAAAGCCGCTTGAGTTTCCTGTGAGGTAATTCTCTGGCTTTGCAGTTCAGCATTAGTAGGCTTAAACAACTGGCCAACCTGTGATATGCCACCTGTAATAGCTCTTATTAAGTCTGCATCACTTTGTCGTGCCATTAGACTAAACCCCCATTACCAAACTGGTCTTCTACATCAAAGTCATAGTCGCCAGCATCAAGGTTAAGCCTGTTAGACAAGAATGAAGTATATGCTTCTTGCATGCTAGACTTCACGCCAAATATACTTTCTCTCTGCGCTTTAGCCGCTTGATTCTCGCTCTGCCTCTGTTGCAACATACTCATTTTAATTGAATCATTGAAGCTTGTGTCTGCACTAGCATTTACTGCAAAGTCTGCCTTGCCGATTTTAAAATCATATTCAGCCCTTACCCCCTTACGCTCAAACTGTCCTGACTGCCCTGCAAACTCCATAGCATTTGTATAGTCATCTGCTATACCAGCTTTTTCAGAGCTTAATAGTCCAATAGTATCTTGAAAGTTTGCGTATGATTCTTGGTCAGTTGCATAGTCTTTATCGCTTCCAGCTTTACCGCCATAGTGACCTCTCCCAAACCAACCCTTGTCTTTATTGTATAGCCAACTCATTATCTTCTCCCTCCCTTACTCAGCGCATTGAAGCCAAATTTACTTAGGGCCATTCCACCACCAACGATAGCACCTATCGGCCCACCAAATGTAGCGGCTCCTGTAGCAGTAAGGTCGTAAATGGCTCCAAGTCTATTCGAGTCTTTTTGTGCCTGAGTTCTACCTACCCCACCAGTAACTAAATCTTTTGCACTCATACCAGCACCTATAAGATTCAATGCTCCAACTGCCTTACCTGCAAATTTACCTACACCGCCAGTTGAGTCTGCGAGTAAATTAGTTTTGTCTGCGAGTGCAGTAGTCTTGCTGTTTAATATATCAAGAGCTTTTGGTGTTGACCCTGAATGCAATCCAATACCAGTCTCAATAGCCCTACCGCCTGCCCTTGCATGAATTGTAGCATCAGACAGTCTTGCACCTGCATTTTTTATAGCATGGGGGAAAACAACACCCTTGCCACGCTTTGCACCGGCTACAGCCTCTTTAGTAAGGCTTGAATTAACTCCAACCTGCGCTCCTGCCTGCCTAGCCTGCTTACTTACACGCATATTTGTCAAGTTATCTTCATACTTAGATACATCAGTACGAAGTTCTGGGCTACTTCTGTTGAACGCTCTTCCAGAATACTTCTTAGCTTCTTTAATCTTTGATATTCTATCTACTATTGGCTTTGGGCTTGGCTTTTGAAACTGCATCCCCATACTACCTGTAGATTTATCTCGTATTCCTATTCCCATTACACTCATATCTAACAACTCTGGAGAACCACCCCTAACAGTAGGGTTTGCAATTTGACTAAGCACGTCTTGGTCAACAAGGTCTGTTCTAGGTGCTACTTCACCCATCAACTTATCTGAAGACTTATTAAGACCGTCAAATGTAGTCCCTCTATTCGGGTCTCTCATTGGTGGCTTAACATTCGGCCTAACCTTTTTAGCTTCTGCAGTTCTACCAAGTCCAGAATCTAACTCTGGTCTTCCAGGGTCTGTCAATAATTGTTTTGATAGGTCTGCTTCACTACGCTTAAAGCCATATTTAGCATTAAAGGCATCAGCACTTTTTTGTGGAGCAGCCTTTATTTCAGCATTTAGAGCTTCCTCTGCTTGACCAGCCTTTGTAAGTTTGAAATCTTTTTGACCTGGCAACAACTTGCGCCTAATAAGACCCAATGTAGAGTCTGGTGAGTCACCATATTCATACATCTTCTCGCCAGATTCAGTTGTCTTGCCTAGAAACTTGTCCTCAACAAGACCCTTTCTGAAGTCAGCACCCTGAGTAAGTCCTGTTACAATCATTTCACCCAATGCAATATTGCGACTTCTGCGCTCATCCTCTTGGATTGTCTGATTTCTGAGCTGAGTTTCACGGGTTCTCATCTGCGCTCTAACAAAATTTTGATATTGGTTACCCATCATTCGCTCCTGTTACAATAATATAAACATTTTCAAGCTAAATACAATATAAATCTATGTTTGGGTGTATTTAGATGATTTAAAAATCTTGTTGTTGAGCTTTACGAACTGATAAACTCCATCTCCAGGGATAAAACGTATCACTGGAACGTTTTCCTGTAGCTCATCAAGTTTAGGCCGGCCTATAGCGACCTTTTGCATCGGTTGCTTCGTGTGGTCATTCTGCCTTTGGTTCTTATTTAACACTTTTTACCCTAAATATTAATGTGCAATCATTAATTTCCATGTTTGAGCTGATAGCATTGGCCCCAGCATCTATTTTAAACTGAAAGGAATAGCCAGCAGACTTGACTGAAAATACTTGCACAGCAAATGTTGCATTCGCATCAAAATATCCAGCATCAACCCATGAACCCCTGTCAACTCTATACCATAATTTCAATGTTGTGGCAAGAATACCCTTATGTGTTACATAAACCTTGTAGAATTTCTTCCTAATACCAGAGAACTCAAGGTCATCATCCTTAAACTCTACAATTACGTCACTATTAGACCAGATGAAGCCCATATATTCAGAATATCCATCACCGTAAAAGTATGTAGCATAACCATCTTTATTTGTTATGAAATTACTCTTGTAAGTTGTCTGGAATAAACCATCAATTCTAGTGAAATGCTTATAAGACATTGAAAATCTATAACCATCTGCTCCATATGGAGTATTCGCAACAAGAATATAGTCTCCCCTTGCAGAGAATCCAACAGTTGGGTTATTCATGTTCGTAGCCCATTCGTTAGCTTCTATTCTGTTATCAATAAGGTTAATAATTCCCTTATCAGAGAATAGATATAAGCCATACTCATTAACGAATACGATACCATTGTTAGTTCTGCAATAAGCGGCATCAGACCATATGCCAAGTCCTGCATGTGTAGACTCAAGATACTCAAAATCCTGTGCCGTATTTATCACATACAATGTTTTGCTTTTAAACTGGAGTAATCTATCGCCAAATGATGCTATAGCAGTTACATCTTCACCGTCATTTATAGCTACGTCAATTTTGTTCTGTAACATTAACGTATCAAACCTATTTGGTGGAGACTTTATCATTGTATCAGGATAATGCTTTCCGTATATCACTACATTACCAACATATACAGACCTATTAAGAACTTCGGCAGTTAGAAACTTAGCTGAAATCTGCTCTTCATTTGTAATTGTAGTTATATAGCCAGTCTCAGTATTGTATGTATCTGCAACAACGACTTCAGCAAGCAATACATTACATGTAACGAATGAAGTCCCTACATATATATCTGCTGAATCATTCCATGCATTAGGTGCATCAAGCCCATTCTCAACACCGCCCTCTTCAAGGTCATATATTGCCTGCAAGTACCATTCCTTTGTGCCGTACTCTTTAGCATATACCTTGTATGAAGTAATGCGTTCACTTATTTCAGCTTGTGCATCGCACTTAACGCCAAACATTAAGTTCACAGAATTATCAACGGCAATAGAAATATAGCTATCGTATGGTGCGGCTGCATCATCTATAGCATATCCAGTTGAAGGTAGTGATAATGGAGACTCTTGGTTTCCATCGTACACAGAAGATACTGCAAACTCCCAGTTCTTAGCACCCCATGAACTCCCAGTTGTCGATACTTCTAATATATTTAATGCAATCTCACCATTCGCTGTTGGTTCATGGATTGCTAGTCCAGCATCATCTTCATTTACTATCTTAAGGTCTGGAGGATATAGCTTATTGACAAGAGCTTTCATGCCAACTTCAGGTATTCTAATGTCAGTTAAAGATGTAGAATAGTTTTTAAACCTAACCTTGTTGACAAAGCCATACCAAAATGTATCACCACTAGCACTTCTTGGACTTGAATTACAAATTCTTAATGCGCCATCTACAGAAAACATAGCTGGAACTGGTGCTGAGCCATCTGCATAATCAAAAGGCAATCCTGTTCCATCTGGATTCCATCCGTAGTCATGGCAATACAGGTTCAAAACACCTTCAGAATCAGCATGAACTGTATTGTCGCCATTGCCAAGCCCATATATAATATAGCCAAGAATTAAGTCTTGTTCAGTATAAGTTAATCCGCTACCATTAGTGATTGATATACCAACATAGTCTATATCTGTATAGTCTGGACTGCCAAATGAACTGCTATGTCCACCCTCTTCTAGGATAAATTCATTCCACTCACCGAATATAATATCTCCAGCACTTATATCGAAGTTATAATAATTCGCTGTCCCTGTTTGCGCCCTAAGTGTAATGCCTGCTGGAGCACTAAACAATGAAGAACCTACAAATATATTAACATAGATATGTCCACCCTCCATATTAACAGATGTAAATGCACAACGATAGTCTGCTGTCAGGTCTGCACCAACTAACTTCTGACAACCAACTCCGTATCCACCATATTTACTATCTGCATCAGGAACAACCAGTGTTATTGCAGACCCGTAAAGAAGAGTCCAGTCTGCTGTCTGCTGACTGTCATCAAGAACGTGAAATATTTTATCATTATCTAGTGTTAATGCGCCATAGCCAGGTTCTACAATGCCAGCCTTTTGTACATTATATGTATTGAAATGTCTCTGTGCGCGGATAAGCCCAGATATATCCAGGTCAACATTCTTTGCCTCTGAAAGCTCATTCGTCTTAATATCTTTTGGGTCAGAGAATGTATTAAGTCCGCCACTGTAATTTCCATATTTCTTAGTTTTCTTTGGCATGACTACCTCACTACTTTCTTAATGCACATTTATACACCCTCATAGGTCATCTAAGCTCATCATTTTGAGAGGCTTATACAGGATAAGTTAAACATCATCAAAGTGAATCCTAGAGGTATATGATTTCTGTGTATATGTCGTCACCATCATAGCGTTCAATAGGATATGGTTTTTTAGGCATACTATACCACCTTATAGATAAACAATTTCAACATAAATATCGTCAGTTTCGGCATCGAGATAAAATAATGCTATATCATTGATATTGGAGTTTAACTCATGTAACAACAAGCTTTCCCCGGGATATAACTGAAACATAGGATTGGCTGCCCAAGGGCCACCAAGTGCAACTGCAAGACCTTCTGTTGAAGGGGTTGGAAGCGTCTTAGCCGCATCCTTAAACCCTGTATGCTTAATGTATATAAACTTAGTTATCGTTGCTGTTCCACCAATTTTAGATTCATTTATATCCTGAACCTTACTAACATCATTGTAGGCAACATTAACACCATTATAAATTTGGAAGTCAACATTGCCACCAAGACCCTGAACTGCTGTATCAAGTGTACTTGTCTCGACTTCAGGCTGGTCACCAGAGGTTGGAATCTTATGTAGAACCTCCACACTTTGATGAACTCTCATTCTAGTTGTAGCCATTATAACTCCCTATGATGCACGTTTAGACACCTTGAAAGGCAATCTAAGCTCATGATTTTTATACGCCTATACAGGTATGAAAAAAGCAATCGAATCACCTTCGCCCTATAGGTAAATGACCTCAGTATATATATCTCCAGAGGCTGACTCTAAATTCCAGTTTGCAATATCATCTACACTGGTACCTAAACCGTGTAAAAGTACAGATTCGCCTGGAGCTAATGTGAAGCCTATTACATCAGGGTCGCCAACACCATACTTTAAAAGCTGAGTTGTTGCTACAGTTTTTAAAGCAGTCGTAAAACCTGAATGCTTGATGTACAGAAATTTACCTATAGCATCTGAACCAGCAATAGGAACTCCACCTGTACCTGCTACAGCCACTTTACTTGCATCAGTATATGTTACATCAGCATCGGCCTCTATCTCAAAGTCTCCCTTGCCACCAAGACCAATAACATCTTCATCGCTGGTAGCTATATCTTTCGTTGCCATGTCACCATCGGCAGGAACACGATGATAGACACTCAAGCCCTGACTGCTTCTCATTCTTGTTGCATTAGCCATTTTATAGCCTTCCCGCTATCCATCTAAGTCTTGCATCAGATGTTGATAGCATCTTTTTAAATTGCATATTTGAGCTTATGTCAATATTGTAAGTTGGCAATACGCAAAAGTCACCAATACCATTAAGCTCTGCAACTATGTTTGTTCCGTCTAAACTTATTCCTACGCTTGGCTCTGTAGAACCTAACGCCTTAACTATTTCAATTTCTAATATCTGAACAATAGATGAAAGCAATAGTTTAGCAATATCAGCCAAGTAAACCTCTCAGGTAGTCCATGTTAATACTAGGGCAATTAGGTTTCTCAGGGTTAAGCTCGTAATGACCTACGACCTCAGCATCAGGGTAAGCATCCTTAACCCTTCTTATTAAGTGTGCAAGTGAAGTGTACTGCTTAGATGTGAAGTCCCTCATGCCTACAAGAGCAATGCCTACCGATTCATTATTGAACCCCTTGCAATGTGCGCCACGAGTACCGAATACCCTGCCTATTTCTATCTTGCCATCATTCTTAAATACAGGCTTCCTATCTCTCCAGCTTGCGGCTGTAGGGAAGCAATTATCAATGAGCCAATGATAGCCACACATGTCAAACCCCCTCTCCCTGTGCCACTTGTCAACAAGCTTAATATCACCAAATTTAGATTCTGTACGATGCACAACAATATATTTAATATCCATTATCTAACTATCTCCCAAATTAGCATTCCTGTAGGCAGCAACCACCAAACTAACTTAGCTGCTTCAAGTAGCGTTATCTCATCCTTCTCGAATGAAATGATAATATCACTTATGGTAATGTTATTCTCGATAAGGTTGACTGGACTGAAGTAGGCAGAAGTTGCAACTCTGGCAACTAGGCTATATTTAACAGTATCTTCATCTAGTACGTTAAACCCTGAAAACTTGGCTGAGTCCCGTGCTGAGATAAATGGTATAGCGAGCCAAACAGTATCAACAATAGTAGTGTCAGAAGTGTCAACATGAGTCTCGTATTTCCAAATAGTTTTTGTAACAGTCTTGCCAAACTTCTCGATAGCTTCTTCACGACTTAATAGACCCTCCGTAGCATTGCTAATTATACTTGCAGAATCAACTGGCATTGGCACATCAACATACTGAACGTCTGTAATATGCGAAGCTGGCTTTAGAAGCCAGCCTGCATACACTAGGAGAATTGCTATCGCAATCAGAACAATATGTTGTAACTTATTTTTCATTACCTTGGTGCTTGTGGTCAACAGCACCCTGCACACCAGAGTAGGTCATTCCTGCCAAGCCTATAGCTGGACATGAATACATGCTCGTTTCAGGCGAAGCTATTACAGCAATAAGAATAGCAATAATAGTTACAAAAAAAGCAGCGAATTTCTTGCTCATTCTGCTGGCCTCCGAATAGGAAGTGCAACCTTCAACTCTTTGGCAACAGCCTCAAGTATGTCAGTATGATACACAAGGTCGCCCTTGATGTTCTTCACTTCATTTTGATTACCAGCATCAACGTCACGCAAAGCTTCAAGCTGTATTGAATGTTCAGCAACAGCTTCTTCAACTACTACGATTTTCTTCTCATTTGCATTCGCCTTCAAGTTCCCGCCAGACACAAATAGCAGGGCAAGAACAAACATCCCAATTAGTTGCAGTATATTCCCAAATGTTAATGAACTTAAAGCTTTGCGCACGTTAGCCACCTATTTCTTCTTAAAGTTTATGAACCAGTCTAATAGCTCTATCTGCTCTCCAGTCATTGCAAACTTCTTGCCCTTCAACTCAGGTACTGTGTATGAAATGAAATTAGACTTAAATTCACCAGCTGGTATCTTATTAACTTTCACAGTAATTTCTTTTTCATCGAGCTTATCTGCTTCTGCACGAACTATGTCCATAGTCGCATTGTATTCAGCGATAGCCCTATTGTTCGACTCATTCATTGCTTCAACATCTTTTGCAGTCATACCCCCTTCAGGCTGTTTCAATACTGGCTGTTTAATTGCAACCATATCCCTGCCTGTTCTTGGGTCTTGCTCTTCAACTCCACCATTAGCTTTCAGTATGCTAAGATACTGCTCACGGAGTTCTTCAATTAATCCAACAGCATGTGCAAGCTCTTCCTTGACCTTCAATGCGAAGTCAAACTCCCATAGAGTTCTACTTCTAAAAGTCTTAATTACATCTTCACACGCTAACAGTTCTTTTGCCTTCATCTTTCCCATCTTAGTGTTTCCCTTCACTATTCGTTGTTATTTAAACAGCCCGAACAACCAGTCCGCAAACTGAGTAATTTTCCTTACTAACCAAAACTGCCACAAGTATTCACTAAAGAAGTTGTGTGCAGGCGAATGGTATAATGGCTTGAATTTATGCACCTGCTCGTGGTGTTGGTCAAACCAGTCATCATAGAACAAATACATTCCAATAAATATTAAAACTTCACCAAACAATATAGCAGAATAACTGTCAAAAGTCAATAGCCAAATTCCTAGAGGCCATAGGCCGAAGGGGTAGTAGCCATGATGTGTCTGAAAAAAATCACATCTAACATGGAAGCCTAAGATGTTATGCACAGGACAAATATCCCATGTACCATCTGCATTCCTTACTCCATCTTTATATGGTATCATTTTCATTCCTTCTCTTACCACGTTGCTATTGCGGCTCTTAGCCATGTATTTGTTGCAGAACATACATAGATGTAGTTAGCGTCCCAAGCAACTGTTCCTGCAACTCCTGTTGCTCCTGCGCTTGCTGGTGTTGAAGATGTTGGGAGAATTAGCTTATCTCCAATACTTACTCCACCTGTGCCACCATTGAGAGTGAGCAAGTTATTTGATGTTGTTTGTATTGTTCTTGCACCAGTACCTTCAAAGGTACCATTAGATAGAATGCTCCACCGCTTTGTTGCAACGTCACCAGTTGGCTGTGTATAAAAGCTAATAACACCTGCATCATCTGCACCATCTAATGAGCATTCAACACTTGCAACATTATCAACACCACGGACAAACTGAATGTCACCAACAACACCACTACCTGTTACTGTTGCCGATGCAATTTCAAGCCTGCCACGATTTGTAGTTAAGCCTTGAATTGTGGCAACTGTGGCGGCGGTTCCTGCTGAAAGCAAATCTGCACTTCCACCAATTCCTACATCCCCACCAAAGGTTGAGCTTGCATCTGTACCATCAACATAAATGGCATTTACACCTGCATTTGAACCAACTGCGAAATCCATATCTTCAGATGTAGATGGATTGATATATATAAGCTTAGGTGATGACTGTTCATCAAAACTCATCATCGTATAATTACCTACAACAATATCTAATTTATCAGCAGAAACTTCATGAAGGTATGTATTACTACCACCATCTAAATATAAATATTTTGTAGCTGGAATCCTTACATGACCACCAAAGGTTGCGGCACCATCAGTATACAAATCTGTCCCATCAGAATGCCAGCCCTTGTAACTCAAGACTTCTGCACCAGTTTTGGTTCCGTGATTATCATTACCAGAAACATCGTACCAGTATCCATCCGAAATCGAGTCTTGGGTGTATAGGGCTACTGCGCCCTTATAAATCACAGTAACATTATCAATTAACATGACCTGCCCTGCGGCACCGTCAGCATTAAGGTACATGTCGGCATGGGAAGCAATAAAAGTAGCTTCGTAATATGTCTCTGTTCCCGTTGGGGTAAAGTGACCGCCAATAGTGTAGTCTGTGCCATCTCCGATATAGGGAGAGAAACTTGCGCCAGTAAGTAATTTGGCTTGAAGCCGAACAGTTACCTCTTGACCAATAGTAAATACTCCCGCGATGCGAACCCCACTCCAAGAGCCACCCGTATCATAAGTGATTTTTCCAATTCCTGTACCTCCAGCGCCTGCCCAATCACCGACAACACCCGTGAATACGCCACCCGAAAAATCAAGCCAGTTGCCTGTGTCTGTGTCAAAATCCGAATCGTCACCAGTTACTGTACTCGTCTGACTACCGTACTGCCACTTGAACGGGATATTACCTGAGATGAGGTCTTTCACCTCACTTGCTGAAAGGGCTGTGTTGTACGCCTCAACAAGTCCTATTGAGCCATTAAATAAAAGGTTGTTATCAACCCTTGCACCAATTTTGAGTGCGGAACCAGTGGTGATTGTTCTAAAAACAGATGAAATATCAACTGTTCCAACCGCCACGCCATCCACATATCCAGTTGCATTCCCAGATCGGTCAAAAGTCACAACAATATCATATTCAGTCCCTGCTGTGAATACATCTGTTCCAATTACTGCACTTGCATCTGCGGTTGCATCATCAAAGCGAATCCATAGGTCATTAGTTCTTAATTCAATGCCATAGTCAACACCCGCAGCCCCTTTTGACACGAGATAAACCTGTGCATCTGTCACATTTTCAGGGGTATATTTTATGTGAAACGAGAAGTCTCCTGTACCAAAGTTTACGTTTGGGCCATCTGTTACAGTGATATAATCATCCACCCCATCAAATCGGTACACCGTACCCTTCGACATCATATTGGTTGTGGTTTGGTCGTTTAGGAGGTAACCACCTGAGAAATTCAAGTCCAAGTTAGAATCAGATACAAGTGCTCTGCTTGCTTCAACGATTCCTTCTGTTGTTGGTGCAAAAGAATCTATAGCAGACTGGACATTTGTATCGCTGAGATAACTTACAGCAGGATTAAATGTAATATCTTCTGCATCTGCAGCAGTAATATGAATCCACGCATCACCATCCCACATATACTGTTCAGCTTCACCTGGGTCTATTGTAATGGTTCTAGCACCGATAACATCAAAACTGTGACTAGAGCTATCATCGTTGACTACCCAGAATCTACTGCCTGGGTCTGTGTTCGTAGGAACACCAAAAGTTTGGTCTGCACCTGCACCTGTAGTGAGTATGATAACACCACTATATGCATCGAGTACAGCAGTAACGAGTGCAGTATCTACAAGAGGGTCAGTCTGAGTATCCATTGGCAAGGTGCTATTGGCTGTCAGGACTTTATCCCAAGTAGCTACACCGCCTGTTACGTCAAGTAATGCGTAAAGCTCATTTGTGTCCTGCTTGAGCCAGAACTTACCTTCTCGCATTCTGTCGCCAGTTGTAGGCGCAGAAGTAAGGCTTAATTTAGCATTGTTGTTTGTGAGTTGACGAATCATAATATTATCCCTTCACGACTTTAACTGAAGTCGCTACAGCGTTTACCCTCTGAAGTTGGAGATATACACTATTCTTTGTCTCTTCGACTGCTTCGCCCCAAGGTACGTCTATCTCATAGCTCTCGCCAGCTGATAAAACATGAGCATTAGCTGTAACTATAACATCTGTTGTACTAGATGCAAAGTCAATATAAACGTCATTGTCTGGCGTTAGGATTAATGTAAGAACTGGGTTACTAGGTGTGTTTGGTGTATCGTTATCCCATGTGAGTTCTGTTGCTACTGTAGCTCCAGTTGCGAGAGAGATGGGTGCAATCGTATTCCAATTGCCCTGAACAATTTTTGAAGCAGCGTTTTTCTCTGCGCCTGCTACTCTACGGCCAAGGTTTGCCATAAGTGTTGCCTCCTTTTAAAGCCCCTCCGCATACGGCTACGTTAGTGAGGATGCTATGAGTTATAAAAAGCTAGGTGGGGATGAACAACACCCCCTTGTTATCTCATGAATGAGGTTGCTTTGTTTTTAGGTCTGGCTACATATGCGCCACGACCCTTGCGAATAACAACCGCCTGATTCGCTTTGTCTCTAAAATTTTTCATATAGTTCTCACCAAGGTTTACATCGCTGGACATAGCTATCTTTCCTTTGACAAATTCGATAATGGCGAGGCTAAGGTTTTCATCTGCATTAATATAGCTAAACTCATCAGGTGAAGCAATCTCAGTCACGTTCTCCCAAGTGTCGGTATCAGAGTAATCTACTGTAGTTAAGTCAGCCGAAGCCTGGTTTGCTAAAGCCTTATAGTAATTGTAGCGTTCACCGCCTGAAGCGTGTCCATTTAGAACATATACAATTTCATCCTCTAAAACAGTCTCTGTGCCTGTGCTTGTATAGTCATAGTATGTAGCATCACCTTCAGGATTATAGACAAACATCATGCCTAGTGAGGTATGCACAATAGCAATACCATCAGTCAAGGCTTCATCAGGTGCAATAAACTCACCTGTGTCATAACTCTTCTTGAGTATCTTTAGCTTCCTGCCCTGAATAGTCCACTGATAGTCCTCATAGTTTGTCAAGGTCTTACTTATCTCGATAGCACTATTCATGACAAAGCCCTCTGGCAAGTCATAAAGCTTTTGACCAACAACAAGGTCTATATAGTTAGTCTCAATATTCTCATGATACTTTGATTCAATTTCAAGGAATGCATCACGAATATTATCAATGACAACACCAGTCTCTCTTGAGCCAGCTTTCTCCATCACCTTCAATACCTGTATCATTGTGCCACCTGTCCTCTGGAGTTATTGATTACAGAATCTAATGATTGCCTAGCAACATTGAACATAGCCACACCGTTTTGTGAAAATTGCTGTGCAAGACCTAGAGAAGCATTAATTGAAACTTGCAATGTGCTTGCGGCATCAAGATATGATTTAGCTTTAGCAAGTTCGCCACCAAAGCGTGAATCCTCAGCCTGCACAAGTGCGCTAAATTCCTGTATCTTAGCACCCACTTCAGCACCATAAATTGCTGTATCTGCTCTAGCGGCTTCAATTTCCGCCTGCATATCTGAGGCTGAATCTTGCTGTTCTGATGCATAGACTTTAATTGTGATGTCTGCATCTCCAGTTTTCTTAGCAAGCTCTGTGTTGTATTTCTGCAACTCAAAATTAACACGTTTAACATCAGTATCAACTTCGGATGTAAAGTCCTGCAATAGAGTTTGAACTTCCGCAGAATAGACTGCTATTTGATTCTGTGTGCTTTCTACTAATGCTTGAAGTGTTGCGCTGGCATCTGCCTGTTCTGCACCGTATGATTTCAGTAATACCTCTGAGTCTGCAATAGTTTTTTGCAATTCGGCACTATATTTTTGCAATTCAAATGATACACGCTGGACTTCAGCTTCAATATCTGCTGAGTATTGTCCAAGTATAGACTGCACTTCTGCTGAGTAAACGGCAATTTCACTACTTGCAGTTTCTACCTCTGCTTGAAAGTCAGTTCCAGTATCTTTTTGCTCAGATGCATACGATTTCAGTAGGGCATCAACTCCAGCCACTTCTTTTTGCAGTTCAGCATTATAGCTCTGTATATCTGACTGAATGCGTTTTGCTTCTGCTTCAATATCTGACATAAATTTGTCAAGTATTGTTTTTGAATTGACGCCAAATATTGATATTTGCTGTTTGTCAGTTTCTATTTCAGCTTGCAGATTGGCAGCAGAATCCTTCTGTTCTGAAGAATAAGCTTTCAGGTTTGCATCAATATCTGCAATACCCTTCTGTAAGTCTGCATTATAGTTAGCAATCTCAGTCTGGACACGGGTTGATTCTGCTTCAACTTCCGTTTTGTACTGATTGAGTAGAGACTGAACTTCAGTTCCGTAAATAGAGATAGCGTTCTTGTCACCCTCTATACTGGCCTGCAACTCAGCACTTGCATCTTTTTGCTCTGCGCTATAATTGGCAAGTAAAGACTGTACTCTCTGGACTTCCTTTTGCACATCAGCCTGATACTTATTGATTTCAGCACCAACACGCTTTGTCTCACTATCAAGACTAACGCTAAACTTCTCAAGCAATGTTTTCTGCTTACCAAGTTCTGTGCTTGCACGTTGAACCTCTTGAGCGGCTGACTGATTCGTTGACTGAACCATCTCTGGGTCTTCATCGTTTAGCCAGTAGCCTGCTGAGTGTGCTGTGACTGGCCCTTCTGCTGTTATACCAGTATCAATAAGAAGCTGTGCATTTGACATAGCATCTGCAAAGTTTGTAAAGTCAATAGCTGGCAATGCAGGGTTGGCAACAGTAGGCAATGATTCAGTTATTGACAATGAATCAGGTAACGTGTAACCAGTAGGGGCAGTATATGTACTACCTATAACTGGAGCAACAGGGAGTGAGGGTGGGTCTGGCATTGCAACTACAGGCAACGTCTTTGTCACGGTAATTGACTTGTCAAACGTATACCCACCTGGGGAAATATATGTGCTACCTACTGTTGGAGCATTAGGTAATGCGGGAGTAGGTGGAAATATAGGTTTGGGCAATGCTGAAGTTATTGTAATTTCAGCAGGCAATGTATAGTCACCAGGCTTAGTGTAGGAAATTGATATAGTCGGGCTAACTGGTAACGTAGGTGAAGCAGGCATTGCGATTGTAGGCAATACAGTAGAAACTGTCAATGTTGCTGGTAATGAATAACCAACTGGGGATATATATTGAATAGATATTGTAGGTGCTGTAGGCATTGTTGGATATTCAGGTATAACTATAACAGGAAGCACAGTATCCATCTCTATACCTGAAGGCAATGCAGTAGTTGGCTTAGTATATGCTATTGCGATAGTTGGCACAGTAGGCAACACAGGGTCAACTACAGGGTCGTAGGTCGGCAAGGCAGCAACAAAGTCATCAATATATCCACCAGTACCATTGATACTTACAATATCTGCCTCAGCTTTGGCTGCATATATTGCGAATTGATGCATATAGTCAATATAGCAAGCATAGTTCATTCCAATGCTTTCATACTTGCCGAGAAAAGTTGTTGATATTGAAGATACAGTTACATCTTTAGCTATGGCACAAAGACCTAGCTCGTCATCTTCAGGGTCTGGCTTAATAAAAATTTTGTTGTTCTTAATGAATGCAAATGGGAATAGTTTAGTTGGCTTGTAGATACTGTCAATAGCAGTCTCAGTAGCATAGAAGCCATCAAGTGGCCTTATCTCTGCCTCTCTACCATTACGCTCTGCACCAAGTACGACTTCACCTGTAACGTCAATGCCAGTACCATCAGCAACACTTGCTGTCTGCCCACGAAAAGAAGTTTGTAGAATATCAAGAGGGAGTGATGCTAAGACAAACCCCTGTGCATCATCCAGAGCTTGAACAATTAAATCATCAGGCACGTCACCAACAACGCTACCTGTTACTTGTCTAACCTTTGCTATTAAAGTAGCCATGATGCTCCCTAGTTAAATGACCTTCAGGGGTGGATAGTCTGGGAAACACCCACCCCATCCGGTCAATTTAATTTCTGATAATTAAGCTATCGTCATGTGGTCATTATCATGTTCCATGCCATTGACATAGAAATAATCACCATCAAATTCGATTTCAGCCCAATCACCTGGAGCGGCCTTGCTTGCAATGAATGTTAATTCATCAACAGCAGTATCGGCAGATTCACCACCAGTAGCATCTGCTGAACATATCATTCCAAACATCAAGTCACCATCATCATCTGCAACACTAATGACAACATCTTTCGAGCTTGCAGTTTTCAAGATAAACTTGGCTTTCCAGCCAGGTTGTATCGTTGCAATCTCAGGAAGCTGTATGTCAAGTGCTGAAGTAGCGTTCTGGACAACCATGAAGATTTTACCAGCATCGCCAGCTAACAGTTGTTGGTCAGCGGATAGAGATTCTACTCGCTTATAATCCCAACCATGTGATACACCTAATTTTGTACTCATAAGTCTTATTCCTTTCGGTTACGACCTATAGCCAAACAGCGTGTAGGTAAGGTTTGCTGTGATGGAAGCCAAGGTCAGCATCAATGATGTCAACTCTGCGACTCTCGCCAGTGTTAGCTTTCGTTTTCACACCCTGATGAACATGCACATCATTGCTGATACCGTTACCGATAAGAGGTCTGATAGCAGTTCCATTCATGTCAATACCTAACAACTTGACATTTGTGCCGTCAAGGTGAATGTCACGAACAAGTTTCATTGTCGTGCCATCTACGTCAAGTACGCGAGTTGGAACACCAACAAGCTTCTTGAGGCTACCTGATGCAGAAATGCGGTAGTTGTTTGATTCCTCTGCAACATTCTTCATGTATGAAGTTGTACCGATTCTACCGAACCAGTTCCATACCTGTGTGTTACAGTAGTAAACCTTACTTGAACCCATAGTTGGACTGTAGCGTGGGTCATTGAAGGCTGACATATCTTCAAGGAAATCATCATAGGTCTTTGAGGTCAGGTCAAGAGCAAACTGGTTTCCGTTGTTAAGGATGTAGTTCACAATTCCTTCAGTATATGTAATACCGTCGGCATCTGTCATCTGTTCGCCAAAGTATGCTGTGCGAGCCATATCAAGGTTCATTTCCAACATCTTGTCATTCCACTCTTCAGACCAAGGATTCTGTTCAAATTTCAGCTCTGTACTCATGGCACGATATGACATGATTGCTTCTTTTTTGAAAATCTGTGTCAAGCCATTGTCAACACGATATTCCTTGTCACGATGTACTTCACCAAAGCCAGAAAGCTCATGATAAGCAGTACCTGAAACGTAGGTACGCATAGGCTCTAGCTTCTGAGCAATACTGTTTGCGGCTGTGCCGTGTGCAGTATCAGTCAGCAATGCTGTGGTTTGGTCAAAAGTTGAACTTGCACGATATGAAGTCGGCTTCAATGCAGTTGCAGGCCGTTTCAGTAAAAGGACATTCACCATCAATGCTTCACCATAAGCACTACCTGTCATTGTGTATGTTGACAACACACGCACAAGGGCATAGTCTTCAACAACTACTGCGCCAGCGGCTGTAGTAGGTGTAGTTGACGTGGTAGGAATACGGAGAATTTGATTTGGATGAATGTAATTCGGTTTCGTTCCTGCTTCACCGAGAGTAATACCATCAGATACAGCCTGACCAATACGATTCTCTTTTTGACCGATGATAGTGAAATCACCCATCATCAAAAGGCTGAATGTTGAATCAGCGGCTGGCAATTCTGCACTTGCATACATATTTGCATTGCCATTGACAGTCGCGGCTAGGAACAGCAAGTAACGTGTTGTGTCCCAAGCTGTTGTTGCTGTTACAGTTTGGTCTGCGGCGGACACTTCACCTGCGGCTGACATGCCCATAACGTAACCAAAGCGTTTCAGAGCGGCAGACTGCTTCTTCGATGTAACCTTGAAGTTAGGGTCTGTCGTTGGAACTTTACGCATCATGTTCAAGTGATGCAGGTATGGGTCACGTAAGAAGGAAATCTTGGTATATGAGCTACCAAAATCATACGAGCGTCTTAAATCACCAGTGTCAGGGTTTGATGCCCTGGTTACCTCTGCAACATCCGACTGGTTCAGATTTGTTGCAGGGTGCATAACGGTTAAAGGCTCATCGCCTCCAGTAATTCTACTATAATCATCTGCCATTGCTGGACTTCCTTATCTTAATTAAGCTGTTGTCTCAAAAGTTTTGTCATCTACTCCGAAATATTTATTGAAAAGTTGAGCATCACTCAAGGGCTGTTTCGGTGCGCCAGCATTTCCAGCTAAAGAAGGAATGTAAGATGAAACCCTCTCCCTCTGTTGCGAAAACTGTTTTGCTGTGGAACGTGAAACATTCTCAGCGTACTGCTGGCGATTGATTGTAAGAAACATATCTTCAAGTGTAAATTCTCTTGCTTCCATCTGCTTCTCAAACTTAGCATAACCAGCTTCATCAAGCTTATATTTCTCCATAAGCTGTTTCTTCTGCGTGTTATACTGGTCTTCGCCTGCTTTTTGCTGTCTCTTTTCATCTTCGGAAAGCTGAAGCCGTTTTGCCTGTATAGCAATTCGTGCATTAAGATAACGACCTGAATCACTATCAGGGTCATCAACTGCTTCTGCTTCATCATACACAAAATCCTCTGGCAAGCCGAGAGCTTCCTTTAAATTCTTAGGAGCTGGTTTCTCTTCTTTATGAGGTTGATTTGAGTTTTGTAGATTCTGGGATAGAGTTGAGACTAAAGTCTCCAACTGTTCTCCCTGTTTAGCAACTGTTTGAAGTAACGCTTCTGATTCGGACCCGCCCTTTTTCTCAGGTTCTGCAGGCTGATTAAGCTGGTCAACAAGTTGTGGTAGTGGAGGCTTAGGGCTTCCACCGGGCATAACTATTGTCTCTGCTCTCTCATCATCCATCAATGCAAATGCATTGTCGTTAAAATCTAAGTCGTTTTCACTCATTGTACGGTTTCCCTTTCATTGTTAATATACTGTCAGACTATCCTATATACAAGCCTGTTAGCCTAGCCCAAGTGTCAACTTGAGCTAGGTTTTGTTGGTTTTGTAGCTAATTTAGCTTCCTTCTCAATTTGAGCCATATTAGCAATATGCTTATCAAGTGCAAGTTGTGCTTTATTCTCAAATTGCTGTAATGCAGTCTCTGTCTCAAGTACACCCTTGCGAGTTTCCATCTCTCCAGACATTGAATTAATCTTAATTCTTGACTGGATGACTTGACGTTCAAGTGTCTCATTGTCGCCTTTAAGCTTCTTGAGTTCATCATTGAGGCTTTCGATTTGATTCTGCTGTTGAGCTTGGAGACTCTTCTCTTTAATCACAGCTTCTTTGTCCTCAATATCTGTGTACTTAATCATTGTAGTATCTGGAATCAATCCATCTTTGAAATACTCATAGTATTTACTCTCTCGCATCTCACGATTAGTTGGGAATGTGGAGCCTGCAACAACACGAATGTCAAAGTTTGCAGTTTCGTAGTCAAGGTATTTACCAGAGATTTCACCATTCTTGTCATACAGTGGAACATTAAGCTCGTAGTCCTCAAAGCCGTTTTCATTGACAATGCGGAAGATTTTGTGAGCCTTATATACATGTTGTGATATGTCAACAAAGACATTACCAATGTGAGTTAATGCAGGCTCGAAAACGCTATCAATCCACGCCTTCAGCTTACGAGTACCAAACTCATCATTGGCCATTAGTGAGCGAAAGGGAATGCGGTCTGACACATCAGCCATACCCATCATTCCAGAGTTTACGCCTGCTGTATATTCCAGTTCGTTTTTGCCCTCATTCATAATGGTGTAAAAGGCGTTGTTCAAAGGCAAAGGCATGATGCGTTCAGGCTTGCTCTCAGGGCCAGAGTAAACATACTCAAGAATACCGCCTGGCATAGTCGAGTTCTCTGTCCACACATCCATATCAATCACAGAACCTGAGTTCACTAACCACTGGCCATTAGAGGAAAGCGTAGCATTGTGAATCATTAATTGATGAGCCTTGTTGATTTCTTCCTGCTTACCCATAAGATACTTCATAGAAGAGATAGGGTAAATGTTTCCTGTATATACATAAGGAATTGGAACGAGGGGATAGTGCTTGTAGTCGAGGTCAATTTCATATAGCATTGTATCGTCACCAACAGAACACTCAAGCTTAACCCTCATATCCCAAAAAAGAATCTCTTCAAGAATATCTTCTGGGTTTACAACACCCTTCTTGATAGCATCTTCATATTCACTTTTGCGAATTACAACACTTTTTATCTGGGCTTTCAGTTGCTCAACAGCACTGGCAAAAGCCTCTGTTTGTGCGTCAAGCTGTTGCTCAAGTCGCCTGCGCTCTTTGGACATTTCAAGTTCCATACGAGCAGGAAGCATTTCCTGTGCATCAACCATTTTCTGAAATTGAGCCTCTTTCTCTTGTAGGCTAACGTCAACTTCCATTGCCAGTTCCTCAAGAGACACCCTGCCCTCCATCTGCATCTCCCTGACTGCATCAGGTGAAGGAATATCACGAACCATTAGGTTGACAAATTCAACAGGAACACGCCTGTATGTTTCGATGTATGGAATTACTTCCTCATACTGACCATCATAGCCATTAATTGCATCTGCATTAACCTGACTATTTTTAGTTTCCTTCGTTCCATCGCCACCAGTATCAGTAAGAGCAGCACCTGAAGCGGCCCATATTTCCTTGTGAAATTGTGGCAGTTTATTCGATATGCTCGTCTTTGACATATTGCGAGCTACCTGAATCCAAGCGGCATCTCTAGCAAACATATCACGACAAGTTGGGTCTTCATATACATCTTCAGGATTGATAGTCCCAAACATGACTTCACCCATTCCCCTGTCTGCATCCTTGTCAACATATAAATAAGGAACACCTTTGGACTTCGTAAGAATGTCTAAGGCGACCTGACCCATATGCATCTTGCCATTTGATTGCTCAAAGGAATAGTCCATTAGTCTAGCGGCTACACCTGCAATCATGGAGTCATCACCTCCGCGACCAGTAGCAGACCAACGTGGGTTGTTAGCAGTTATAAAATACTTTTGGGTATCAATAACAGGAGTAGACCTATTAGACGTAAAAGTTGGCATATTTGCATCTTCTAAATCCTCCAATTCATCTTCATCAATTTGCTCATCTTCATAAAAGCGTTCACCCTTATGTAAGTCTCCGAGCCATTTGTTCCTTCGCCCATTATTAGCAAACTCAATGAGTTGCCTATTGCTGTGAGCAGTAGCTACCTTTGCATGTGGTACTGACTGTTGTAAAGCCATTACATAGTTCTCCAACTTCTTTTGCGCTTCGGTTTATTAATGTGGTTGTTAAGACGTTGTACCCTAACAAGGTGGTTGTTTGTATTATTCCCAACACCCTGCTTAGTAACTCTCTTCGGTCGTGGCGGATAAGAGCCAACGCAAGCGTAGAAGAACCCTTCTATCGTATCATCATGCGCCATGAATGGCCCAAATTTCCAAGTCTCATCTATTAATTCATAATGATTCTTCCTGTAGAATACCATCCCGTTGGAAAAGTCAGTTGATAAATGAGAGTAAATTCTATTGTGTTTGTTCGTTCCCCCTGGAGCGTGTGGTGCATATATAGCATAGTTAGCATTAAGCTTCTGCTTCAAGTCATTGAGCGCACTAAAGACACTACGATTCATCGCAACATCCTCTATGCGACCACCCTGTATATTGTAGCGTTTAGCAAAGTCAACAAGGTAGTCAACAACACCCATCTTGCCTATCAGTTCATAGTCAACTATCTCACCATCGACTATTTTGGGTTCTCGTCTTCCAGCAGTAGGTATGGAGCGGTGACGTTCATATTCAAGTACATACTTCCGCCCCTGCGCGTCAACAGCCACCGCCATAATAACTGAATAGTCAGAACTATTGTTATCAATATCAGTAGCAGGGTCACAGCCAACGAATACATTAACAGGAAACATGTCACCATTAAAGTGTAAATAACTTTGACCTTCGATAAACATGTACTGTCCATCATGGAATCTAATGTGCTCCTTAGTCCACTTAGCATCTTCACTTGACTGTACCTCCAACTCATATTCTTGATTGTAGCCAGATACACCCCTTGGCCCTTTTTGATAGACAGCTTTTATCTGGTCTAGTACGGCTCTAGGTCTGTGAGAGTGCCATAGGACACCTCCAGGCATTGTAGGCTGTGTAGACTTGTAGGTAATCACCTTCCAGGGGAACGACTCTTCAGTTCCCTCTTTTGTCACCGTAGCCCAGTCATCAAGAAGATTCTGAGCCATAGCATCAAAGTGGACAGGTGTACCTGTAAAAATCATTCTTCGTCTTGGGAAGTTCTTTTCAATTCCAGGCAGAAGTCCATTGAGCAAGCTGTCTTTAAGACTATCTCTCGACTTGGCAGTTTTGGTGTTTTCTTCGTTTTCGGCATCATCAATAAATGCCCTAGATATTCTTTGCGCACCCTTCTCAATGTCAGGAAGTGTTTGTCCGCGAGCGGAGCGTAAAGTGGAGAATGATGAGAGCCTACAGCCATTTGAAAGGACAAGTTCTTCCTTGTTCCAAGTTTTTCCTTTCCAATTTTGACAGTAACGCTTGAACTTCTGATTCCCTTCGAGGTGCATAGCAATGTATTCAACATTTGTAAATGAGTCCTTCTGTGATTTAGCTACCCAAACATAGAATAACTTTTCGTCATAGTCACGCCAGCCCCAGTCAAAAGCAAGTTTGGCAAAGAAGAAGTCATGTAAGATACTACCTTTGACAAGGGTTGTTTTTGCGCTTTCTCTCGGAAGGATTACAGCTAGAGGTTTCTCACTATCTGAATCCAATTCGTCACATATTTCGTAGTGAAAGAATGGTGTCTCTGACTTCATAAAGTCACCTGCAAGGAACATCTTGCCAAACACTACTGTTTTCCTAAAAGCCATATAGAGCATTCGCTCTTCCTTAGAGGGATTACCTTTAAGGATATTGAATGTTTTTATCTTGCCAGTCTTTAACTCCTCTTTGTACTCCTTCGGAGTTACAATAGGCTTGACTTGCGCTATAGGGCTTAGTGTTTCCATTATTCGCTTTGCGATAAGTCGCTTAGTTTAATTGTCTGGGCTTCGCCCAATCGCTCTGCACTATTAGCTTTCTTAGAAGCAACAGCACGTTCAGGAAGGTGAGGCTGATGGTCGTCACATAAACCATTCTTGTTCATAGTAGGAGCCTCACAGTCGTGGCAATGAAAAGGTATTGGCGTCATTTTGGCATCTGAAACATTTCGTGTTCCTCCCAGCTCTCAACCATACGGCTAACAGCCACTTGCAGGGAATCCCCATAGAAAGGTTCATCCCTGCGGTTCTTAACAACAAAATTACTACCACTCATAGATACACTACCACCCTTACGCAACTCAGCATCGAGTTCCCAAAAGAGTTCGCTATCTGTGAGTCTGACACCCATTAGACCTTACCGACCTTCTCAGCATCTTCCTGTGCTACATAACCATCTATGTGTGCCCAGATTTGCTCTGGTTGACAAAGGCGGTATTCAAGGTCATTAAGGCGTATTTCCTGCCCTGCAAAGTGTGGACACAATACATTGTCACCCTTCTTAGGCATTTCATACTCATTACTCTCAAGAGGCTTGCCAACACTAATGACTTCAAAAGCCCTCATAACCTCACCGAACTCAGGCATTACAGCTTGAGGTATGATGATGCCAGTTGCAGTCTTCACCTCACCTGCCTTATGTGGGCGCATAATGAAGCGACCCTTAGTTGGTTTTAGTTTTACAGCCATGACTATTTCTTTCTATTGTCGGGAGCTTTTTTAGCTTTAGCTGGAGCCTTTTTAACTTCAACGTCAGCATTAGAATCTGGAGTGTCGTCAATTTCAACCTTTTCATCTGGAGCTTGAGTAGGCACAGAGGGAACTGGAGGGAGGTCTTTAAAAGCCTGAAGTGTCTGCTCAAGCAGTCCAGCCTCTTTAGTGAGGCTTGATACAGCATCCTCCGCCACAGCAAGGCTGTCCTTCGTGTTCTTTAGGTCGGCAATCATATTCTCATAATCTGCCTTCAGTTCGGTCAATTCTTTCTTTGTAGAAAGTAACTCAAGCTTCACATCCTCAACGATTGAGATTTCATCAACATCGCCATCATCAGTTCTCTTGATTGGGTCATAACCCTCTTCAAAAGCTTCAGCAGGTGAAAAGCTCTCATAGCCATCTTTGTAGCGTACAAAGTAGCCACCGCCACCAGGCATGTGTTTAGAGGAAAAGGCACGGGTAACGATGAAGGGGTCATAGTCTCTATTTTCTGGAATCAGAAGAGTCCCACTCACCGTTATTCTCGCCTCATCAATTTTCAACGCCTGCACAATTTTGTGAGCCTTGTACTCAGGCATCCCATCTTTTGCACTCAAACGCTGTGAAACCTTTATGGCCTCCACTTCATCCCTGTCAACATTTGTTGATACTGCACTTTCAATCATCTTGTGTTTCCCTTATTTGTAAGCTGTTATGTCATCACCATCAGGTGTGACTGTCTGTTGTTCAATTTTAGGCATCTGGGGCTTTTCAGTAAGTGATACGCCAAACTCAGCCTCTATATCAGTGAAGTCGGCCTCTTCAGCCTCATCACGCTTAGGCTCATCCTTGCCATCACTAAGCTTGTCCTGACCAAAGCCAGTGAATCCTTCAGGCAGTTGGTTAGGGTCTTGTGAATCATCATCCATACCTATCATCTTACCAAGAGACAAAAACGCATTAAGGCGCACATCATCCCTGTTAGAATCTTCGGCTATTCCCTTTATTCCGCCTATAATGAAGTCCACATCAACTTCATGCTTTTCAGCGGCCGCTTTAATTTGGTCTGCTAATACTCTCACGACTGTTTCATCCCTTAAAAGTTTAAGTCCTTTTTCATATGCCTTCATTGGCGAACCAGTCCAGCCAAAAGCCCGCTGGTAGGCAACGATAAGCATTTCGTAGAATTTCATACTCTGTGACAATACCACCACTTGAGCTATGAAATCCCTCTTCTTATTTCCCAATCTTGATTGTCTTTTCTTTGGAACGTATGTTGAAGGGTCAACCTTCTTAAAGCTGTAGCGTGTAGGGTGTGCGAGGAAGTCTGTGTCCATCTTAATGTTGTCATTAGCTATAAATGTGCCGACTATAGTGCCAACGTAGCCATTCTTCGCATATGTGTACTTGCCCTGCTTCTTTCCATCCTTCGGGTGTGGAATATGCTCCTTGCGCCTAAGTACCTGACAAACACCGCCATCATCAGCCCTCACCCAGTCACCCTTTTTGCTGTGACGCCAATTCTCCACCAATTCAGGGATAACGCCCTGCTCCATCATGAAGTATGTCTCAAAGTCCGACACGCAGTCAAATACATAGTGTTTCTCATAAGTTCCGTCAGTCTTGCTGCGGATAGGCTGCCATTCTACGGCTATACCATGTTTGGTAAATTCATGTACTTGAGGCATCATCTATTCCAAAATAAAGCTTTAGCTCATAAGCCCTGATTTCATCTTTTGTTTGAGGAAAGTAAGTCTTGGCAATCTCTGCCATATTCTCTTGATATGCAATTTCCCATTTAGAGAAAACTGGAGTAGGTTTAAAGAAGTTTACAATGGCTTTAATGAATTTCATGTATACAATATACTATAGGTCAATAGCCCAAGTCAAGATATTTCCTATACCACTTAAAATTTTTAAGCAAAATAATAGTCCAACCTTAAACTTTTAAGGCTAAACTATCTAATTACGTTAAATTTCCTTTATTTCACTTTTTTCCTTGCTTTGGCACGATTATTAGAGTAGATTGCTACCGCTGAGGTTAAGGCAAACTATATAAACTTTCTTTAACATTACCAACCATATATATATAGCTTAAATCTGTTTATTTTCAGACCATCGCAAAAATCCTCAAAAACCCTCTCAATTTGTTTAAAAAATGTGACGTAACAGTATTCGTGTGCCGAATTTGTTTAAAAATTACAACTCTATCGCGTGTGTGTAACCTTACAACCAGTACCCCCTAGCATCGTGTTTTTACATGATGAAGTTTCGTTATTTTCCATTAATTTAGATGAAAGGACAACACCATGTCTATTATCAAATTTACAGACGACATTCTCTTCACAGGTAAGGTATCTCGCAAGGGTATGACCATCAAGACCAGCAAGACTCAGACCTGTGACATGACATTCAACACCAAGACAGGGCAAATCTGCTTTGCTTCAGGTGCTGAGGACTGTGTCGTTCCAGAGGCTGACATTGCAGAGTTCACAGCTCTCATCAGCTAGTCATTGTAGGGGTGCTTCCACAGGCCCCTGCTTCGCAGTTGCAACCAATATAGGTAGTGAGAGGCAATAGCCATACTCTCTTCCTTATCCTACACATATATAGCACAATTCAGACTATTAAACTATAACTTGGTATACATAAGGGGTATTCATATTTTGGACTAGAACAGGGGTGTAGACCACCCAAAGGGACAACCTAGAGAGGAATCCAATGCGGAAGACCGAGACTAGGTTACAAAATGCCAGGTGCACCTGAGCTGTCAGGCCATTGTAGTAGGCCGTGAAATGACTGTACCCTAACAGAGCAAATACAATTTAAGGTGCTGGGAGCAATTAAGCTTCCAGTACCATCAAAGGAGAGCAAGGATGACCGCAACAGAGGCTTATAGGATTGCATGTAATTTCATTGATAGGGCTTACGGGGCTAATATGTTCCAGATAGAAGCCAGGATAGGCTATTGTGAAGAAGTGACAAATGAGGGTGGATTTCATACTATTAGGGAGTTTACTATCTTGCTGAGTGATGAGCTGAAGGTTGATGGCATTAATGCAGGTGAGGTTAGGGATTACATTCTTGACCTTAATGAGCGTGAGTGCAGTGATATTTGGTTGCGAATGCTAGCAAGTGATGTATAAAGACTTGTCAAGGGGTGGGCTGTTATATAGGTTAGCTACCTAAGCCCACTCAAAACATTTAGAAAGAGAGAGCATAATGAATAGTATTTACAAGTATGAGTTGGAGATAAAGAGCTATCAGCAATTAAGGCTTCCGTCAGGTGCGGAGGTCTTGAAGGTTGCAGAGGCTTATGAGAGAATATTTGCGTGGGTACTAGTCAATGTAGACTATCTAAGTGTTACAGAGATGATAGACTTCTACATATATCCAACAGGCGGAACAATGACTGACAACGCATTGAATGAGATGACATATATTGATACATTAGTCATGCCAAATGGTTTGGTGTGGCACATTTATAAAGGAGAGCAAGGATGAGTAAGAATATAGCTATATGTGCAGGCAAGGGCTTTCACATGACATTTAACAATGGATATGGAATATCTGTACAGTTTGGCTGGGGTAACTATTCTGACAACTATGATGCACAGCCAAGCGATGTGCTTGACTTTATTGCTCTCCTTAGAGAGTCAAATATTAATCTTGGCAGGGAAGGTAGCAATACTGCTGAGATAGCAATTCTTACCCCAAATGGAGACTTGTTAGATATGCAAGACGAGTGGGGTGATGATGTCAAGGGTTATGTTGAGCCAAATGAAATACTTAAATGGATGAACTATACATCCAAACTTAAAGGAGAGCAATAATGCTTACGAAGAGTGTTATCAAGAGAATACGGGAAGAGATTGCTTCAGCCCGTAAGAACATCAGAAACTATCGTGCTGTTAGTGTTATAGCTAAACAGCTAGAGCCTTTAGTTGCGATGGAAGGCTGGAAGACGAGAGTGCAGAGCAATAGCTTTACAGTTGAGAAGGAATGGGGTTTCAAGCCAGAGGGCGAGACCGATATGCAATACTTCCTCAATATGTGTGGCATTATAAATGATGCGCTGGGTCAGAAGCTTGATATAAAGATTGGCACACACTGGAATGATAAGCCTGAATTGTCAGCGCATCTCATTATTGAGGTTAAGCCACGCATATCACAGCATCTGCCAACTATTCGTGCACCGAAGGTTGTAGTCAGGGATAAGACCTGGATTAAGGGCAATAAGCTGATTCAGCCTCAAGAGGCTAACAGGGTTTATGTATTTGTAAGGTTTGGTGAAACTTCAGACTGTGAGTTTGTGGTCGAGGAGACAGTTGAGACTGTTACGAATAAGACAATTAAACTCACTGGAGCCTGTGCTGAAGCTATTGCATCAATGAACTGAGTGAAGATATAGGGATGATGATAGACTTGTCATGATTGAATGACTTGTGATGCTGAAGCTTAGTCATCATCCCTTATTTAAAGGAGAGCATAATGAATTTGAACAAAGTACCAGACAACGAGATAAGAGAAGAGTTTATATCTCGCTTTAAGAAGGTTGAGGGAACCAAACTCAAGAGCACAAGAGATACTGCCAATCATGTCATAGCATTCTTTCAAGAGCTTGATATGACTAAAGAGAATTTCGTAGTTATCTATCTTGACAACCAATTAACAATTATAGATAGTCAGGCATTATTTGTTGGTACTATTGATAGTGCCGCAGTATACCCAAGAACTATCATTGAGAATGTTATCAGCAAGGGTGCTAATGGTGTGATACTTGCACATAATCATCCAAGCGGTGAAACTTCTCCAAGCAGTCCAGATAGGAATGTGACTGCAAAGATAAATACTGCATTGAGTTCTATTGATGTAGACTTACTAGACCATATCATTGTAGGCAAGGGTTGCGATTTTACATCCTTTGCAGATATGATGCTATTATGAAACTGTCTAAGTTTGACAGACTGTTTAATTGGTCTATAGCACTAATAGTTACATTATTACTATCATACGCACATGATGGAAACATTCCAAACTATAGCATTATGCTAATTGTAATGTATATATTTGCAAGAGGTGAAATTAAATGAAACTATCTGTCCAAACATACAAAGTTAGTGATGGCGTTCCTGCTACACCAAAGAATGTAAGTCAACAGTTTACACCTTTTGCTGAACCAGTCTACAGTACATTAGATAGATGGAAAGGTAAGGATGGTAATTATAAGGAAGATGGTCATAAGTTCAAAGAGCTTTGCAAAAAGTGTGGCAGAGCATTTGGAGACCATTATCATAATCAATGCTATTAAGGAGAGTGATAAATGATTAACGACCAAGCATATGCTGTAATATATTTTGTTTGTGCAATCATATCTCTTGTATTTATACAGGAGGACAGCAAGAGCAATGGCTTTACTGGCGCACAGTACGCACTAGCAAATGTTGTTGTTGCATTCATGTGGCCTATCTATTATGTCTTTAAGATGATACGATTATGGGCGCATTGGAGAAGGCGACTCAAACATCCCTGGTTAAACGAATAGAGCATTCAACTGACAGGCACTACTGTTTGCTCTCCGAAGTTCCAGTAGGTGTTCCCCCACTTTAGCCTGTCAGTAATATTACATGCGCAGGAGCCTGTGCTACCCACGCCTAACGGCTTCTAAGTAGTATTGGGTGACTGCGCTCCTATTGAGCCTGAAGCCCTGGCATACCAAAATAGCCTTTAGCATGTCAGGGTGGCTCATATATCCATTGACTTTTAACTTTTAACAACTAAATTGAAAGACTAAATATGATAAGACCTATTATAGAGATGCCACTTAGTGATGCGATTATAGATGAGAGACTGTCTACAAAGGCAGAGCCAATAATACTTAATGGCAAAAACTCTAATGCTGTCAAAGAGACAGTCAGGAAGATTGGACAAGACTTATTAGATACAGCCTATTCAAATGAACGCTGTTTAGGTCTTGCTGCAAATCAAATTGGACACATAACTCGCATGTTTGTGTTTAAATTCGGGGATAAGTTTATATTGGCCATTAACCCTGAAGTAATTATGTACTCAGTTGACACATTCCCTAGTTGGGAGTCATGCTTGAGTAGGCCAGGGCGTGAGCCAATAAAGGTGAGACGATTCAAGAGATTGAAGGTAGGATTCCTCAATGAGAATTTTGAACTAAAGATAATGAAGCTTGCAGGCCGAACGGCTGTTGAGTTTCAGCATGAACTTGACCACTTGGAGGGCAAATTGATATGACGAAGAAAGAGGTTTTTAGCAATAGACCTGGAGTTGTCTATGAGGGGCATGAGAGCAAAGATGTATTGTATGAGCTTACTCATGTCAAAGAGGGTAGTAGTTGGCGTACAGTATATGTAGCTGAATATCACGCTCGTGGTAATGTTGTTGAGGTATTCATAGCAGATAAGCAAGTTGATGCTGAACGTCATTTCTTTGGCGTGTCTGAGGGTACTGTTGCACCAATACCTGACCTGTATGTTTATCAAGAGACTATTTATCCTGCTGAACAATTAGCGGATGAAGCAACGCTTGATTTGTTCGATGCGAAGGAGAGTTTGTAATGCGTGAGAAATATACACCTGGAGCAATAGGCATATCTAAAGGTGCAACAACTATAGCACTTCATCCTATAGCTAGTGGTGTTAAAGATGATATTATTGAGACTAAGCACTCTCTATCTATTTACTCCATAATGAATGATGAAGGTCGTATTAAGCAGATTACAAGCATTAATATGACTGAAGATACAATGCGAGTATTACATGATACTCTTTGTGCTTACATTTCACAAGTCAACGATAATAAATTGAATGAACTGGAGGATATTGATGCCAAACAAGAAGGCGAAGAATCGTAAAATTAGGCGTGAAGAGATGGACAGAAAGCTGTCAAAGAATGGCAGAACTCCTGGTCAAATAGCGAGAGCTAAACGCAAAGCTGAACGAAAGAGTTCCTTGTGAGTAATATTGATAGACTATATCGTATCAGCGCAACGTCTTATGCCTCATTGTCCGTTGAAGAAATGTGCATTAGGGTTATGACGTTGCCTGGTAGGGTTGCAGTCAGTAGCGATGCAAGTGATGAATATTATATTACTACTAAAGGTAACTACTGGAAAGATGAAACAACTGTTGAGCAAGACACAAGGAAGATACTTGGCTTAATACTTGACCATCCTTCAATACAAGATGATTTGAAATTGTCCTTTCGTGCAAACTTTGGCGCAGGGATAGATATACTATTTCATATAACCATATCTTATGAGCAAGTTCGTGAGATAGCAATGAAACTGAGTAGATAGGAGAGCTAAATTGGATAGCAAGACGAAACAAGAGGCAGAACAGGGAGTAAACATCCAAGACCTGCCAAAAGAGCTTCAGGATGAATTTGAGGCTATAATTGAACCTACTAAGACTGAACTATTCCTTACCATTAAGGATTTGGTCAATGCCCTGAATAGCAATGATGGTGAGGCTGTAGGTAAGTCTCTATATCGTGCAAGTATTGGCGTTACTGTTATGAGTGTTGATATTGTTCAGTCACTTAAAGACCACAAGCATCTGCTCATGAAGCGCATAGCTAAACTGTCTGCTGATGTTGCAAGCCCAAAGATGATTAAATTCCTTGAGGGTACTGATGACCTTAGTTATACTGACAGGGTTAAAGTTATCCATAATGCTCTAGGCATTGAAGCTGAAGCAAAGAGTAGAGCTGAGTCGGAAGTAGGGTTTGACTGATGTTATACGGCCCACTTGTAAGCAACGTTTATGATAGTTACATTGATGACTTAAACGCTGCAAAGAAGGCCGACCGCTATGTGGGGCATGAAGATAAATTTCATGCCTCTAGTGCGGGTCGTTGTATAAAGATGCAGAAATACGCTGTTGACCCTACTGTAGAGCCACGCAAGCCTGATGCAAGTAAGCTGAGACTGTTTAGACTCGGTGATATTGTTCATGAGGATATTCAAGCGGCTGTTCAGAAGATAGCTGATGAGGGTGGCTTTCCTGATGTTATTACATTGATAGAGGAAGAAATCAATATACCTGAATGGAATGTTAGGGGATTCTTCGACCTTGCATTCTATCATGTCAAAACAGGCATCCTTGAGGTCATTGACATTAAAACTTCTGCAACATATACATGGTCTAAGACATTCGGAAGGCAAAAGAAGCCTACTAACGGATGGTATGAGAAGCAACTCATGACATATGGCATAGGACTTGAGCGAAGTGAGCTTATTCCTGGGCCAGTTAAGACTATATTGCACAGTAATGTTTGGTATAAGAAAGAAGATAGTGCAATGAAGCATAATCCTATTTCTGCCGAGACTTGGAGACAACCTACTATTGATTACTGGACTGCTGTTTACGGAATAGTAGAATCTGGTGAGAAATTAATTGCAGGTGAAACACATGGTTGTCCATTCTATTCATTTGAATGTAACGGATACTGTGACTATGCATATATTTGTGGCTCGCCACTTACTAAGGCTAAGAAGAAATGATAACTGGCGTTAGAGTTATCAAAACTATAGCCTATGATATGCGAATAGGTGAAGTGCTGACTATTGGCAACCAAAAGGTTTCAATAGCTGGCTTCTCTGATGACATGAAACAAGTACAATTAACGCCAATATATGATACTGACACATTACATGACCCTAACATTCGCAGATTGAAGGCTGGAGCACAGTACGCTCTTGACATAAATGTACTTCAACCTGAAAAGAATGTTGTAACCCTCAACGAAACACGCTTGCCTATAGGAGATATAGCACATGGAGACAAACTCTAGCGTTCAAACAATACCTCAAAATCAGTTGATAGGCTATAAGCCTGATGAAATAAAGGAATTTCTCAAGTCTATTACTGACCAACATAGGCTTGTTAGTAATATACCTACTCCAACAAATGAAGTTAAGAAGGATTTTAACGGAATGGAGTATGTTGAGGTCAGTTATATGCGTAGGATTGCTAATGAGCAATTCCCTGGATGGTCTTTTACTGTCCTATCATACACTACGCACAGAGTTGACAAGTTTGAGGTCGCCTTTACTGTGCATGGTAGGCTCACATGGTACGATAACGGCATACTAAGGCAGGGAGATATGGTTGCTAGTCATGCGAATCTCTTTGTTTACCTCAAGAAAAACGGTGTAGCTGTTGAAGATGAGGCCGGAAATAAGGTTCCATCAGGCTATCTTTCTGTGTCCAACGCATGGAAGAGTGCAGTTACAGAGTGTCAGAAGAAAGCATTCAATAGTTATATGAATATAGCTGATGATGTTTACAGGAATGTTGACGTTTCACTCGATGAAAAAGAGCGAACAGAGCTTTTACTCATCATACAACCTATTTCTTCAAGATGGCTAGAGGAAGAATATGGGGAAACTGTCGAATCAATGAATGATAAGGTGCTCTCAGGCACTATAAACAAGAGTAATATCAATGCCTCTCGCAGAAAAATGAACACTATGCTAGAGGATTGGAATGATAACAAGGAACAATGGGAAAAAGACAACAATTCTTAATGTTTTTTGACATTTTTAACAAACAACGCTTGCATTATGCTAGTATAGGATTATATTAGTAGCATGATAAGCAACCTAACCGAAACACGAAAGGGAAACACAATGGCAAAATCATTCTTACAGAAGATGGTTGAAGATGGTAAATATGAAGGTTCCGTAGAAATTCTTGTCGGAGCAATCAATGACAAAGAGATTACCATTTCTCTTGATGAATGTCTTACAGTCTCCAAGCTGACAAAGAAAATCAGCATTCCAGATTGCAAGAAATACATCAAAGCTGGTCTTCTGAGTGGCTCCGTAGAGTCATATCAGGATGCAGGATTTGTTCGTGCAGGTACAGTAGGTGGTGAAGGTCGTTCCGCAGGTCCAGTGCAGTTTATTCAGGTTGGCGATGCAAAAGCCATGCCTAAATTGTACTTCAAGTGGGATGGCGATAAAGCTGAAGATGCAGACCTGTCTGCTGTTGAAGCTTTGAGAACTGCCGTACAAGCTGTATTCGCAGAGCATTGCACAGTTGAAACGAAAGCGACTAAATAAGTCAACACTGGTTTCAACGCCACATCGAACTGAATTAAAGAATAAGCCCCAGCGAGCATGTCTCCCTGGGGTTTTTTCATCTTAACAACACAAATGTAAAGGAAACACCAAAAATGCGTGAACCTGCAAAACAACAGACCTTCGGTGACAATGACCGCAGAGCAATGTTTCAACCTGGTATATATAATGCTCATGTATCTGAGCTTGTGACTCGTGAATTTGAAGACCACAACGAAGTGTTCAACGTGAAATTCAAGCTGGCAAGAGAAGGCTTGAAAGACATTGTAATACCTTTCGCAGTCTATGACGAAGGTGAAGAGGGTAAGCAGAAAGCTATCCTTGATAAAGATGATAACCCTGTTCTTATTGACTGCCTACGCTTTGAAGGTCGTGAGTTCAAACTGCCTAATGGCATGTGGTTCTATGAAAGCACAAAGTATGACTGGCAGACGAATGAGCAGTATGCTAATATCTGTGCTGCTATTGGCGTAGACTTCCCTGAGAAGAAAGTTGCAGGAGTAATGGTCAAAGTCTTGCAGAAGATTGATGGCGATGATATTCTCGGCAAGCCAGTAAAAATCAAAGTAGGTATGGCTAAATGGACAAACAAGAAGGCTGGTACTTCAGGTGAGTTCATGGCTGTCCTTGATGTATTGCCCTGGCCTGAAGGTAAGGCAATTACCATCGAAGAAGCTAAAGAGGAAGCACCCTTCTAAATTCGTGCAGGATAAGTTGGGAAACAAAAAGGGGTTGTATTTATTTACAGCCCCTTTTTTATAGGAGAGCATTATGCTGGATAATATGCACAACAACCACCAGATATTCATGTGGGCTAGAGGCCTGGCAGTGAATGCTAGAGTTAAGTGGGAAGCCAGACGTATGAAAAAAAGATTTGATAAAACGTGTAAGTGTGGTGTTGCCTATAAAGGACTCCGCAAATATTGCTCAACTAAATGTGAAAGGAAGTATGATGGATAATTTTACTGTTTACATTGCAATACCTTTAATGTTTTTAGCTATTGTATTTTTATTCTTTGCCGTTGTCTATAAGAATAGTCAGGTGAAGATGTATTACAGAAAATGGCAAGAAGTTATTAAAAGCTATAACAACATGAAAGAATATTATAACCAAAGAGTAGAGCGACAAAAAAGAAATGACAGATTAAATACAGAATGGCGAAATAAGAGAGCTGAAAAAGCAGAAGCTAAAGGATATAAATATAATCATCTTGTAAGCACCATTCCAAATACAAAAGAGAATAGAGCTATTGTTGCACAACTAAACAAAATGATGAAACTTTCAGAATCGAAGTATAGACTGATTATCAAATACCGTAAACCTAAAGATGGCTATAGCAACTATCAATTCAATTCTCATGTTAGACAAGAGGATGCTTTGCTGTTTTCAGTATATTTAAGGAATAAAGTTTATGAAAACTAAAGACTTTGAATCATATAAGAATTTCTTTGGTTCTTATACTGTAGAAAATAGGAAGACAAGGAAAACTATTGAGTGGAGTATGCGTTGCCATAAAGCTTGTGACCTTGTGCGTAAATTACAGGAAGAAAAAGATATACAAGACAGAGAATATTTGGAAGAGAAAGGGGATGCAATTTGAAAATACAACTTGAACTTTGTGATGTAGAACATGAAGGAGATATTGAACAAGTAAGACAAGCAATATCTAATGCTGGCGGTAGCCTTGTTGACTATGACCATCATTATGATGCTGAACTTTTGATATGTACTATTGAATGTACTAATTCATCTAATTTTCTTGACTTTGAATGGATGGGAACAGAAGTTCCTATTGAGAACCAAGGAGATGGTCTAGGAGGCGCACTTATATGAGTTGGTCAACCTGTCCTAATTGTGGTCATAATTGGGTAGAGTTTCTTGAAACTCCTGGATATGGTATTTGTCCTAGATGTGGCCACGACAGAAATGAAGTGCCCGAACCTGAAGAACCTGAATATCTATCTAGCTGTTGTAGTATGCCAAGAATGGATGATTCTGATATATGTTCTGACTGTAAAGAACATGCAACCTTTGTTGACGAAGATGGAAATGAGGAGCCAGAATGAGTAGAATACCTGACATAGGAACAGCATTTAGATGTTTAAGACAGCTACCTAAACTGTTGAAGATATATGAGCCAGAATCACCAAAGCTCAGAGAAGATGTTATTGACTCTATTGATATGCTCGAATCCCTATGCGAGAAACAGGCTGAAGCGATTAAATCTTTGAATGAAGAACTTGACCAATCAGCTATTGACATAATAATGGTTGGCGGTAAGGGAATGAAGATTGAATCTGAGCGTGACACATTACAGGCAAGGATTAAGGATGCGCCAAAGAGGGCATACTACAAAAAGAATGGTGAGTTATGGGAAGCCGAGAACGTACTTCAAGCCGAGATAACTTGCGCCATCGTAGAGATAAAGGAGGAATCATGACTAACGAATCGGTAGAGTTGAAGGCGCATAAAAGAATATGGCTACAGCAAGAGGGCGAGACTACTTGGTGTCAGGATAAAATTAACGATGATGATATTGAGTACGTTTTAGCCA